TTACCTCATGGCGTTTATTCTTTCTTGAATATCTTGAGGTGCTTCAATATACTCTTCTGCGTTTGTATTTTGACCGATAAGGGCATTTTCTTTAATTTGTAATGTATTTATATCTCTTTGGAATCTTTGCTCGATTTGAGCCTTATACGAATTTACATTCGTCTTTTCGATAAGTGATTTGATATTGTCTGGCATACGATTTATTTCATTCGCACGCTTAACAACTGTTTCGTAAGTTCTTAGAAAATTTGATTGTATTACTGTTTCAATCGTCTGATAATCTGATGTCGCCCAGTTTTTAAGGTTATCTGGCATACCAACCGCCTGCCTAACAAGTGGCGGTAGCTTGTTAAATTCTTCAACCGCCCCATATGTGCCATTCCGTAACGCCTTACTAACCAACCCCCAAGCTGTCATTCCGTCAAGCTCCTGTGGCTGCGATATTGTCTGTATTTTACCTATCAACTGTCCTATGCTTGGTGCAAATCCGCTTGTATCAGAGTTGATATATGCTTTAAGTGCGACTGATACTTGTTCATAACTATAACTTTCTAACATCATATTCCAGACATCTACTGTTTCTGATAGGTTGTTAGGTTTGTAGTTAGGGTAGCAATCGCACATAATGCGAATAATTTTAACTGTTTCTTCTCTTGTCAAGAATTATCACCCACCTTTGCTTTAAATGGGTCTACGAAATTATCAATAGGCTTCATTCCTGCTCCTAAAACTGATGGTTGTTCTTCAATTTCTTTTATAATTTCTTGTATCATTGAACAGCTACCACCATAAAAGCTATCAAAATCAGTTTCGTGATACTTTGCGTTTACTTCGTCATAAGTTTCATTAAGTTTTGATAGTAGCTTGTCTGCATCAATCAATTTCATATAATCACCCCTTTACACATTATCCCAGTCAATAGCACCCTTGCTGAAATTCTGATTGCCTTGCTTTTCAGAAACAACATTCTGATTAAGGTAACTCTCAAACTTCGTGCCAAACAAGGTATCTGGTCTCAAATATCTTTCCCTTTCAGTTCCAAGCCATTCATTGACTTTTTTATCTATGACTGTGTAAAAATCCTGTTCAGTATATCCCTCTTTGATTCTTGCCCCGATATGCTTCTTAGTATTAGGTGTATTGTATTTATATCTGGTATTGCATCTGTTATTTAAGTAACTAATAATATTTATATATATATTATTATCTATATTATCTTTCTTTTTATTTACTATATTATTATTAACAGAAACAGAATCAGATACAGTATCAGAATCAGTATCAGAAACAGATGTCTCCATAGGGTATGTATACCCTATGTATAGGGTATCATTTTTAATGGAATCAACCATATCATTAACATATTTTCTAAATTCGTCAGATTTAATATGTTTGGCAACTCCTAAAACCCCTGTCAAGACTTTCTCTGATTTGCTCCAATTATACTTATACCAATGTAATATCAGCACTTCTTTAGTTTCTGAATCAAACTTAATAACCTTGTGTACCTTATCAAACCTTTCTAACAGTCTGATAATAGTATCTTTGTTATAACCTGTCTGCCTTGTCATTTGCGAATAACTAACCTCATAGCACCCACATATATTTGTCTGTGGATTTGTTAGCAAATATATGTAGAAATACTTGTCCTCTGGCGTAAAATCATCTTCAACCTTGTTATCGGTCCAAAATGATAATTGAACATTTCTATATATTGCCATATCATTGCTCCTATTCTTCAAGTTCCGTCACATTGTTACTTCACTAAATCGTTAATATTAACTCTGAATCCGTCAAATTCCTTACCTTTACTTCTAACATAGGCAGATGTATCAAAGAACATCAAGTTGCCACTATTGTCGGTTGCCATACTTACACCATTTCTTGTAAGACTACCTTTGAGTAGGTCAAGTAGAATTTGTATCTCCTGCTTTGTTTCGTCTTTCATTACTCACTTTCCTTTCGTAAATAATCCATATATCCCATAGACTGATTAAGAACATACACCGATACAGCATTTGTAAGCCTTTCAATAAGTTCTCCGCTATCTTTATTCAAGTTGTAAGCATTTCTTATAACTTCGCCAATCTGTGTATATTGTGCTTTGCCTTGACTATTTATCCAAGCTGTCAAGTCCATAACAGATTTACTCTCAATCTTCTTACCTAAAAAGTCGGTTAATTCAAATTGTCCGTCCTGTGTCATACTGTATCCCCTATAAAATCACTTAATCTCATTTGTGCCATTTCGGTATCTAACCTCTGCTTTGATACCCTGTAATAGTATTCGTCAAGCTCAAATCCAACGAATTTATGGTTAGTGTTATAGCAAGCTATCAGACTGCTTGCACTGCCTACATGAGTATCAAGTATAATGTCATTCGGCTTTGCGTATTTGCTTAATAACCATTCATATAGTGCTACAGGCTTTTGCGTTGGGTGTATGCGGTTTTCTTTAAGTTTCATGTTTTGCTGAAGCATTCCAGCCCACCTGTATTTAATTCGCCTTACTGCAGTACTGAACGAAGTCCATGCAAGCTCACAATCAGCAAAATCGTTATCCCCATTTTCTTTATCCCAAACAATCCAACAACTACTATCAAACGGCATTTTGCTGATAAAATGATTTGCACCCCATATAATTTGATTTTTTGAAACTCTAAAAAGTTCATCAAAGTATTTTTCGCTTGGTGGCTTTAAATCCATTCCACTAAAAGCCTTGTAATCCTTTGCTTTTGCCAGTCCGCTTCTTGTATGGTTTTTATCTCCATTTTCTCCAATTCCATACGGTGGGTCTACAATCGCAAGGTCAAAATATTTGTCGGGAAATTCTTTCATTCCTTGCATACAATCCATATTGTAATATCCAAAATCTAACACTTTCTCTTACCAAAAGGAAACCTCGGTTTTATGTGCGCACAACCTATTCCTTTCTTTGATTTTTAGTTAGTTACTGTGGTTTTCTGCCCGTCTGAAAATATTCGTCATAAGCGTCAACCGTATAGCGTATTTCACTCATAGCTATATCAACTGTTACATCTTTTCTATCCAATGCTCTTTCTGCATAATCTTTAATTCTCATCATTAAAGCCTGTGATATTACTATATTTGCATCGTTACTCATTCTGAATCGCCCACTTTCAATAAATCCATAAACTTCTCATACTGCTTCTGCGATACCTTGTTGTGCTTCTTATCGTCTCTAATTTCGATTTTAAGGTGTTTTTCTGCGATAGAGGATAATTCCCTCGCTAACACCTTTTTGCCTTGCTGTATGCCTTGCATATAGCCTTTAGGTGCTTTTCTCTCACCTATTGAACCACTAGCACGATTTTCTCCTTGACCTCCTAAACTGACATTCCTAAGCTGATAACCTTTATCGGCATATAGCTTGATGTAATACTTCTCTTTCTCGTCAAGTTGACTTTCGGGATAATTCAGAAATTCAACTCGCCAGCCATAAGGATTTTTCTCTTTGTCGTATAATTTATGCTTGCGTAAACTAAGGTCTATGTGCTGTTCATATCCTACAAGGTGGCTTGCCAATCTGCTAAGTGTATGTACTGCCTGTCCGACGTAAGCGTACTTAAATCCGTTTTCATCTTCTCGGAGTAAGAAGTATATTCCACTTTTGTCATTCAGCTTTGGATTCAGCTTCAATAGTCGCTTTTTATTTTCCTGCTCTATTGCCTTGGCTCTCGCTATGTTCTGATAACTCAAGAATTGCCACCTGCCTTTACTATCTCGATTGCTTTGACAATAAAATAATTTGGGTCATAATCCTGCAATGGGTCTTCACATTCTTTTCTAAGTTCTTCCAACTGTTTCACAACCTTATCTACATCATAAGATGTTGGTTGTCTTCGTACTAATTCACACCGCAAATCTACAAGCGAATCTGTACAATTTTTTCTTATAAACTTCTCAAATACATCTGCGTCAATTAATCTCATTCTTCATCGCTCCAATCTAATTTTTGACCGCAATCCCAACAAAACACTGTATTCTGCCGTTCGTTCATGTATTTTTCTAAACGTGCATTTCCACAAGTAGGGCATACATAAGCATATACTTTTTTTAATACACCTCTGTACGAATCGGTTTTTCTCGGCTTCTTTGGTATCCGCTTTTCTCTCGCCGTCCGGCACTCTTCCAAAGTCCCAATCTTGCGATATTGACGCCAATCACTTAATGCTTCGAAATGATCGCTTTTCATATCCTGTAATTCTTCCGGCGTACCGATTTCCCGGTACTGTTGTACTTCTTCAAGTGCCTGTATCGCCATTTTAATACCCTCAAGATGTTGCTTTGTAGCTCCCTGTAAATAGCATAATTCACATTCGTTGCAATTATTATTGCAACCCTCAATTCTTGAACGCCTACTTTCGCATTCGAGATACGCCGTCAAATATTCTATCGCTTCATTCTCTGTCATACTCACACCTCTTTAATTAAATGGTAATCCCTCATCAGCTACATTGTCCGGAATTGACATAAAGCTGTCTGAACTAGCATTACCGCCCATAATTCCATTGTTATTATTCTGCTGATTAGCACGACTTTCACAAAATTCATGTCTTTCAACAACACAATCATTTGTGTAGACTTTCTGTCCGTCCTTGTTAGTGTAGCTGCCTGTCTGCCATCTACCCTCAACGATAATCTTAGTTCCCTGGTGTAAATACTTCTCTGCAAATTCTCCATTCTTGCCAAATGCGATACAGTTAATAAAGTCTGCTGCCTGTTCGCCCTCTTTCTTGAAAGCTCTGTCAACGGCTAATGTGTATCTTGCTACTGCCATACTTCCATTTGCCGTCTGTGAATATCTAATTTCCGGTTCTCTAACAACTCTTCCACATAAAATCACACGATTCATCTATTTTCCTCACTTTCTACTAACTCAAATCTGTATTTCTGTTCTGCATTAGGATATTTTTCCTCATCAACCTCGCTCATAAACATTTCAAGAGGTCTATTCCAGATATGCCTCTCATATTCATATACAACTGAAATTTCCTCGGTTTCGGTGTGCCTTGAAATACCGATAATAGTAACAATCTTGCCAATCTTAAAATGCTTATATTTCTCGCCTTTCTGTGGTAAAGGTCTGTCAAATTCTGTACTGATGTTATCTGCCTTAAAATGCCTTGTGAGTAATGCAAGGTCACAGTTTGGCTTATCTTCGCCATCAAGATTAAATTCTTCCGACTGTTCAATATGAAACTGCTGCCACCATTCGCCAGGCATAGTATCAAAATAACTTTCCAATTCTTTTGCTGTAGTTTCTCTATCGCAAACTAAATAGCCACTAACTCTAAATATTCTTGCCATATTCTCTCCTATCCGCTTCTGATTGAAGCCATTCCATACAACTAGCTTCTCCCTCGTATTCTTCGCCAAATGTGTTCTTAAAAGCTATAAGAAACTCTGCCAATTCTTCATCCGACATATTCCTTATCCTGCCGGCATTGGTCTGTCTGCTATCGCACCTGCAACAAGGCTCACTGTCTCTTGAATTACTGTTATGCTGGCAGTTGCAAGTGCTATTAATGCTACCATTCAATTCAGCCAATTTGTTATAATAGTATCTTATATACTCCTTACCATACATATTTACTGTCTCTTCAAACTCGTAAACAGCATTACGTTCCGCAAGCTCTTTTATTTGTTTGCTACTACACATTATTCTCCACCTCTCAATTCTTTCAGTTTTTCCTCTGCTTCGGATTTTGCGAGGAATACTGTTTTACCAAAATTATCTATATCAGAGTAAGTGAAAGGTAATTTTGTTACCTTGTGCTTATGAACTGTTCGGTAATATGTCTTTCCTTTTACCACTATTTTTTCCTGAACATTATCCCACCAAGTAATGTTGTAAACTTCATCTCCAATCTTACAAGGCAATTTCACAAGTCTGCCCTGTTCCTCTAAGTCCTCATATTCTTTCAGCCTAAAGTACACCTTTAGCCAGTATTCGGCATTATCAACTAATGTTGGTATTTCTTTGTTACTATCTGTTAATCTCTCCATTATTGCTCCTTTCTACCGGCATGTAATAGCCAGTCAATAAAATGTACTATAAAGAATAATGGGTCTAGCACAAATGCAATTATAAATATCAATGTACAAGCAAAAATGTTGAGGTCTGTACATTCATATATCTGCCTTGGAGTAACTGCAACATTATCATAGTCCCCAAGCGTTGCAAAAAATATAATGATAATAAATATGATATAAAAAGCTAATATTAGCATTGCTTCTCCTTTCTGTTTCCCTTCAATTTGCATTGCTATTGTATTTATTAAGACCATCCATCAGGATAAAAAACAGGAATACCATTATGCAAATATTCAGGACATTTCACTCCGCAATCATATATATCTCTATCCTTTTGTTCCATAGCAGAAACCTTTTCATCGTTATCCTCATACCATCTTAATTTATCCATACAGTCAACATCATATTGTATCTTTTTCATACAGCCATTGCATTTTTCTTTGACTAATATCTTGGTCTCTAATGCAGTTCCTCTGTGATACCTATGAACATTAACACAATCTATACAAGGGTCGTTGCCGGACAATCGCTTATTTTGTAACTTTACTTCTGGATGAAATAACTCATATAATTTATTTGCCATTATATATAATCTCCTTTCTAAAACGATTTTAGTGTTCTCCCATGCTGCCAAAATCTTTTAATGGATATTCGTGCTTGTGGTTGCGTGCAAATGTTTTTATAAGACATTTTCCATTCATTGTTCTAAACTCACATTCGCTACACCTAAACACAAGGTCTTCCTGCTTTTCTACTTCTTTACAGTTCATACACCAATTCTTTGTAAAAATATCAAGTCCATGTACTGCCTCTGTTGTATTATCTGAATTTCCACTTGTAAAACTAATCAAAACGGACATTCATCTCCTTTCCTTAAAACCCATTCCTTGTTACGCTCTGCAACATCTACATTCGCCCCATAAGCAACTTTTTTCATCTTCTCGATAAAACTATCTCTATCGGCATTTTTGCTCGATAAATGGCACATTATGACGTTCTGCAAGCTATCTGAATAATTTGCCTTAACAAAATCGCAAGCCGTGTCAATGGATAAATGGCCTCTGAATACGTGATTAGCTTTGCCTGCGTTATCCCTGTCGATTAAATCCTTGTCATAATTCACACCTAAGAGAATGTGATTTACATTCTTAAACTTCCACTTGATTAATTCACAATCGGTTATGTAAAGCATTCTTCCCATTTCCGGGTGAGTAATCAGAAAGCCGAATATCGGACAAGGTGTTCCGTCTGCATTGGTGTGTGTCCAATTTCCGTCTATCGTTGTTAAATCAAAAGGCTTTACTGTAAATCCGCCCATATTCATTGGTTTACAGCTATCGCCTAAATATGGGGCAAGTATCGGTATTCCCATTGATTTAAAATCGTTTAATGACTTGCTGTGGTCTAGAGGTGGGTGTGACTTATAACCACACCCCTTATCCCCCTTATATGCCAATCTAAGCCTTTTTTAATCTCCTTAATCGGTATTCCACAATCAAGGATAAGTGTTTCTCCGCTACCGGAAGTTAGCAGATAGCAATTTCCGGCTGACGATGAGCCTAAGCATTTCAATCTCATACTCACACCTCGATTTCATCATCCTGTGGGAACTGAAAGACTTTAGGAAGCACCCAATAGTTAGGCTGTACGTAGCATTTATTCACAATGTCATAGCCACCATCAAGCTCCATTCTAGAAAGATACTTTTCTCTCAACATTTCTATAGCCTTAATCGCCTTTGCTTTGCTAGAATAATCCGCTAATCTAGTGCCATGTGGTGCGGATATGTTGTGGCAATAGATGCAAACGTGTTCCACATCTTTGCACCTTCCAATTGATACCACCAAAAAAATATATTCATAAGGAACATCTATTGTTCCATCCTGCGAAATTACTCTCATCCGAAAAACTCCTTTCTAACATCAACTACCTTGCACTTTAATTTGTAACCCCAATCATCAATCGGTGGTCTTTTACTCGGACAGCAGATAAACTCTCTGCAAATCCTTGGTCTAATTGAATAAATCTCACACTTTTCTTTTGACTTATCATCATTAAGGAACGGGCAAGTCATATCCATTGTTGGTGTAGCCATCGGATAATTATGTCTGTGCTCCTTAATATGATGTTTCTTAATGTACTTGCGGATTGCTGCAATCTCATCTTCTGTCATAGGAAGTAAGTTACTACAACAATTACCGCACTGCGTACATTCTCCGTTACAAGTCAAGTCAAAAGTACCATTATTCATATCAACCATCATCTGTTCTAAACTTGATGATTTCATAGGCTTACTCCTGCATGAACGGTGGTAGTTCCTCTGACTGCTTTTCGGCTGTGTCAACAACTGTGCCGTCAACTACATCTGCCTTATCTTCTATAAATTCAACAGTATTAGCATTTTCGGCAATTTCAGCCTGTGCAACTTGATATACCTCGTCCATTTCAACCTGTGCCTGTCGTGCCATTGGGTCATAATTCTTAGGATATTTCCTTGTTGCATTGTTACACATTTTTCTCTGTATCATGCTCTCTGGAGTATCAAGCCAAGCACCGCTTATAAAAGGTCTTGCAAGCTCACATTCGAGCATTTCATCTACTGTCTTGCACGCTCTTAAAGCATTGAGAACTTCTTCCTTTTTCTCTTTAATTTTTGCCTTTTCTTCTGGTGTTGCATCATATCTAGTTCTTGCAACTTCTTTCCCATACTGTTTTTTAGTGCCTGTAATAATTCCAAATGTAGCATTCAACATATTCTGCTTTACGTGAGATAAGAGGTTTACCTTAACGCTGTCTCTATCAGCAGAAAGATATGTTACTGTTCCGTCTAACAACTTAACAGGATATACAACTCTTACCGCCTTATCAGATAATCCGTTTTCTTCCCACTCCGGCTCTGTAACTGTAAGTCCTTTATGCTTAGGTGGTATGTACTTGTCACCCTCTTTAATTACCCAATATGGATATACCTGTTTAACATCTTTTCCATAGTTGACAAGCAAAGAATCATAGCCGCTTCCTTCAATGCCCATTTCAACTTGCTGCTGCCAAATTTCTTTTCCGTCGGCATCTTTCCCGATGTTCACATTCCGCAACTGGAAGTAACATTCTCTCGGATATGCACTTGCGTTAAGTTTAAGGCTTGCGCAACGCTTAACAATGCCTCTCAAATTGCTTGTATCAAGGCTACACATATTAACCTTAGGATTGCTCTTAACAAGATTAAATATGCTTGTCATAGCTTCCATAGCACACTCTTTTGCGTAATCGTCCATATCCATTCCAACAGCCTTATAATCATTGATGATAAGCCCTGTCATTGTATTACTCCACTCACTTAATGATGTGGTAAATGCTTTCTTTTCCGCAACTGCTGTATTCTCTGCCATAATTATTCCTCGCTTTCTTCATATATAATTTTTACGCCTGCTACATTACCAGGAGTCCGTTTGTTTGTGATAGTTTCCATGATATCCCAGACATCATCATTATCTATGCCGATAGAAATTCTCTCTATTGCCGATACAAACCGCTTGATAACTTCTGCTTCTTCTTCGCTTACTGTAAGTACATATACGTCTTCACACTTCATATTATCCCTCCGCAATCTCTAATTTCTCGCTATCATTAACAATCAGCATGATCAACTGGCTATCTACCATTTCAGAAACTTTCTTCTGATTGTCCGTACTAAGGCTTTCAGAATCATCTAAAACAATAGGCACCGATATGCCGCTAATCTTCTGAATAGAATTGCAAATATCAACCCTGCCTAAAATGCGATTGCCCTTGTTAGACATAGTTGTTAAAATGCTCTTTCCGTCAACAGTGGGTATGCAACAACTCTTGTAATTACCGTTCTTGGCATATTCAAATAACTGCCACTTAACTAACCCAAAATGGCTGTTTACCGCTTCTGTCAAGGCTTCATTCTTTGCCTTGTCTAATTCATCAAGTAAATCAAGAATTTTCTCAGCATTAGCCTTATTCTGTTCAGAATCAATCCTTGTCTGCTTTAATTCTTCAAGACGCTTTTCGTCTGCTGCCGTATCAGACTTTGCAATCTGTCTTTCACATTCTGCTAACTGCTGTCTTAAAGCCGTTTCCTGTGCTTTTAATTCTGCCTTAACCGCTGAAATATCATTAGCTTTGTGCATAGCCTGTTCCTTTTCGACTATCTGCTGTTCAAGTGCCTTATATTCCTTGGTGGCTGATACATCAATCTCCTGCGGAAGTTCTGCTAACTGCTTTTCAAGGTCTGCTAAATCCACTAAATGTTTTTCTAACTTCTGCTTTCTGTCAGCCAATTCCTGTTCAGCTCCAACTAACAATCCTTTGACTTCATCAAGCATTTTCTTAGCTGTGTTGCCTTTATCAGTAATTCTGTTAAGTTCTGCTTCTTTGTGTACCTTGAAATCTGCCTTTAATTCCTCTTTTTTATCCTCCGGGTATTCCTGTTTGCAATAAGGGCAAACAAGGTTATTCTCGTCAAATACACGCTCTTTTCCGGCTTTCCATTCGGTTCTGCTATCATCAAGTGTTTTCTGATATTCAGCTATTTTATCTTTATCAAGACTAACAATAATTCCTGCACTACTTACTGACTGCTTACTATCTATAATCACATAATTAAGGTTGCTAATCTGTGATTCAAGATTTCTTCTTGCCTTAACATTGTCCTCATTAGCCTTGCGTGACATATCACTAAGCTCAAATTTAAGATTGAGAATATCCGAACTAGCCTTGTCATATTCAGCCATCAGCTTGTCATTGTCGGTCTGCTTTGCTACACAATCAGCAATCTGTTCTTTAAGGCTGTTCTTCTGTAATTCAAGGTCAGATACTTCAATAGCCTGTTTAAGCTGAATATCTCTTTCCTTTTCTTTAATCTGTCCGTCAAGAATAGGCAAATCCTTTGTAATCTTGGTCTTGGTAGCCTTATTCATAGCAGATAATTCTTCAACTGTATATTTATTAAGCAACGGAACTAACTCGGCTAATTCGGCTTTCTGTGAAGCTATATCAAGGTCTGTAACATCTCCTACAAGGCTGAATAGGTATTCTCTCATTTCAGCCGGCTTCTGATTAAGAAAAGCATTTACATTACTGCACATCTTGAACACATTCATATCAACATCAAGATATGCGTTGAAATCTTTTAAAGTCTTAGGTACATCATTCACAAAGTACTTGTTATCGTCCTTGTATGAACTGCCGTCCTTGCTATATGTACGCTTCTGAACCTTTCTCAATGTAATTTCCTTGCTATCGGCATCAAGTGTAAGTGTTACCGCCGTGTCCATATCATCAACGGACTTTCCGTCAATCTCTCTTCTTACAACCGGATTATCCTTTAACTCATAATCGCAGTTAAACAAGCACCATAAATAAGCTGTGGCAATAGTTGACTTGCCCTTGCCATTCTTAGCCATAATCTTTGTAATGGCATAAAAATCAAATTCTGCGTGTGCGTAACACATAAAGTTTTCAAGAACTACTTTTTTTAAAACTGCTCTTTCCATAAACAATATCCTTTCCTTATCATATATTCATAACAAATATGCCATCTTCAACTTGGAAATTATCAACTTCCCTATCCGCATAGGCTGAATACTTAGCTTCTTCAAACGAACCGTTAAAAACTGTTCCCTGCTGTGGTGTCCATATCTGGCATACCACATCTTCATCAATAGCCATACTTGCTAAATCTCTAACTGTAATATCACTACTCATCAGCTTTACCCTCCTCTGTGTAATCAATCCTGCTTACTGATACTTCATAAGCAACCCTTGTCTCAATCTCATTGTCGCTTATCTTCTTAGTGTACTCACGGCTCTGAAATCTTCCCTGGATCTGAATGTGTTCTCCAACTTCAAGTCCACCTGCAAATCTCGCATTTCTTCCCCATGCTATACATGGTATGTAATCTGATTTGCCATATGGTCTGTTTACTGCCACCAAGATATCTGCAATCTCTCTGCCCTTTGGAGTACATCTGTATATAGGTGGTTTGCAGATATGCGCGTCAAGCATAACTGTATTAATATTTTCCTCAAATGGTAGTTCGGTTGCGTCCTGTGCCAGTATTTCAAGTTCTCTCGCAAACACAGATAAAATCAGCTTGCTCTTCACATCATCAATATGCCTGTTGAAGCTCCTTATCTGTCCGGCTACAGATACAACCTGTCCCGCCTTAATTTCTGTGATATTAGCAAGCCTGTCTGATATCATTACTGGTAATGTATCCTTGTTACCGCTTGTTCTTGAACACTTGAGCATGAACACATAAAACCCCTCGCCAAGTACTTCATGCGAGAATATCGGTTCCCTCTCAACCGTTCCTACTAATGTGATATTATTATTTATTGCATTTTCCATTTTCTTTTTTCTCCTTACTTTAATATGTAACTTCCTATTGGTACTTTATCCATTCTTTCAATCAGATGGATTTTGCAGCTGAAAGTATAGAATTTTCTAAAATCCTTTTCCTTTATAGCCCTTTGTCTGTTTCTGTTCAGCTTAATAATTCTTTTTATGCTACTCATTGGTACTCTCCTTACATCTGTAATACATTGTTGTTATAACCCCTCTTGTTGTGAGACAGTCATAATTCTTCCATGCTGATAAATCATGGTTAGCTGATTTAATTGCTGTTCCGATTGACCTTTCAATAGATGCTGGTGGTCTATTTGTTGCCTTAGCAATGCTGCTGTAAATTTCTTTCATTGTCATAGAAGAATTAAAGCGTTTAACAGCTTCGATTATGTAGATGTAACCTCTTTTATTAGAGAGAATTCCCAGGTTGAACATTTCTTCTCTTATCCTTGCTTCCATAAACACTCCTTACTTATAACAAAAGTACATGTCCTGCACTTTCTTATAAACACCGCTACCTTGTTTAAATTCAGCTTGATACAACACATTGCTAGGTATGTCATATCCGCTTATTAATAATTCTTCTGCTATTCTCCAACACCTTTCTGTTGGTTCTTTATAGAATCCGCTGTTTTTAAGTTCTGTACATTGATATTGTCCTGATTGATAGATAACTTCTTCAATGCTGTTAGGAAAATACTCACTTTGTACTCGGTTCAAAACAACGGCTCCTGCAAGATATAGCATTTCATCATCGTTGCATGTCGCTCCGCATTCGCCCATCAGTAAATGTGCCATAAGTGACAGCTCATATTCATCAACACTTATCTCTCCAGTTTCAACCTTATAATCAACATGTGAGTTGTAGCATTCACTTAACACTGCACTCTGCTGATTAATCTTAGCTTGCGGCTGTACCGGTCTTAGAATCAACGCTATAAGGCTGATTCCTGCCAGTGTTGCGGATATGTTAATTATTTTTTCTTTCATATCTTCTCCTACATGTTTGTATCATGCACCACTTCAGCAAGTGCTATTGGTAACAAATAGGTGTCGATGAATTCGTGTACATCAGCCAAGTATTTTCTTTTAATACTCTTGTATGTCGCCACGCACCCGAATTCGCGTTTTAACTGCTTGTATATATCTGAATATACTGAACCGCGAATACCACCGTCTTTGTACGCATTGCTGTCCTTTCCGCCAAGTACTTCAATTCCTTTCTTTCTAACATGTTTCTGCACTTCTTCAATCTCACAGCCGTAAAGCGGAGTTTCTTCTTCGATACTGGTTATCTTATCTTCAACCTTATCAACTCTCTCTGTGAGTTCTGTGTTGCCCTGTGCCAATAATCTAATCTGTTCAGATGTTGTCAAAGGCTTACTGTAACTTCCTGTCTTTCTAATTGATGGAAGCACTTCTGATGTAACCCATTCTGTAAATCTCTCTGCACTTTCTTTACGGCTCTGAAAGATTGTCTTGTAAAGGTTGCTCTCATTAATAAATGTAGCTTTCTGTTTTCTTCCTAAGCTGTCTATGACCTCGGCAATACCGACCCCATCTTGTTTAAGCCTATTTTTCACATCTGTAACATGTGTGATTTCCAATGCCTTGCATACATCAGCCAAGCAAAACATAGGTTCATCATCTTTAGTAATGGTTCGGATTTCTCCAAACTCTGAATTGCTAAAAATCTGTAGCTCCATAAACATTCCTTTCTAAATAATGTGTGATATATTCTTTTTAAGGTGCATTTGATTCTGCTTGTTTCGGGTAACTTATGAAGTTACTTTCTTTGCAAAAAAAATCTCCATAGGATTTTCAATATTCAAATTATCAATCATAATCTGAATCTCATTGCTGCCAAAAACGCCCTTGTGCATTCGTAAATAGAAAGTCTTGGGTGTTACACCTATCATTTGTGCAACTTCTGTCTGCGTTTTTCCGTTTTCAGCTATAATCCCACGAAGCTTATTTGTATCAACCATCTTCTCATCTCCTTTCCAACTTCGTAACTTTTGAAGTTACCCTTATTATACACCGCAAAAGTAACTTGTCAAGTTATTTTTTTCTTGACTTGTAACTTTTTTGTGCTATAATCAAGTTACCGATAGGAAAGGAGGAAACACTAATGATTAAAACTGTTGGAGACAGAATTAAGGAACAAAGAGAACTTAATAAAATGTCGCAAGTAGAGTTAGCTAAGAGGATGGGCGTTTCTAAGCAGACATTATATAAGTATGAAAACAACGCAGTAACAAACATTCCAAGTGATAAAATTCAGGTTGCTGCACAGATTCTTGATATTTCTCCATCATATTTAATGGGGTGGGAAGATAATTTATCTACTGATAATGCTGATATCATTCCCGACTTAATGTCAGATAAAGAATTGTTGGATAGTGTTAAGAAATTGATAAAGCTCAATAAAGAACATCAACAAACTATATTTGACAATATAGCCTATTGGTATGAGAAAGAGGGGCGTTAAACGCCCCATTTCTTTTTGAAAGATAAAATTAATTCATATACAAATTTTAAAAAATTGTTATTGCTACAATTATCTATCAATCCGATAATCTTTTGTTTATAGTCCTCATTCTCCATATATCCCCCTTATTGCACGATATAACACTGGTAGCGATGGTGTTATTATAGAACATCTGTTCTTTCATGTCAACCTACCCCCAGTAGATTAACAGTTTTCAGCGGTGACACTGCCAACGCCAATCAAACAGTGCCACCTAGCCGAAACTTGAAGATTCTGCCCGAACTCTCTCGGACAATTATTATTATAAATACTGATAATGTAAAAATCAACTTAAAGATATCGCAAGTTTCGACAACATTCGACAAATTATGCATATTGTGATATGATTAGTAAAATTAAATTTAAGGGGGATTTGCCTATGAAAAAGAGAATTGCAAGCATTATGCTTGTTATGTGCTTATTGAGCCTTGTAGCGTGTCAGAATAGTGCTTCTGATAATAACGTTGAAAGTACCAGTGAAGTCCAGACAGAACAAGAAACATTATTGTCAAGAGACAAGAGTGTATACCCTGATGATATAACTGTTGAAATGCTCAAGCGTACGCCTAATAAATATATTGATAAAGAATTTAAACTGGCAGGTAATATTGTAGCGGAATTAAAATATGATGGAGAGGTCGAAGATAAAGACGGAAATACGCATACTGGTGAAGAATCCAGTGAATATATTGCTTGCTATTATTTAGCTGTTAATGGCAATAATGATGATATTGTTGTCTTGATGTATTATAGAGACGATTTTGATTATAATTTGCTTGTTGGCGACAATGTGACAATGTATGGAACACTTCTTGAGGGTGGTATGGAATTTAAGAAAACAAACGGAACCATAACAACCATTCCTGCTGTTATAGCTGTTATGATAGATTTGAATAATTAAGATATTACCGGGAGCATTGCACTCCCGGTATTTTTATTAAGGTTAGACTAATTCACAATCAGCTACATTGACCGCTGCGAATAATTCTCCGTCATGCACAAGTACAACTCTGTCGCCACTTCTTTCTGATACTGTATACTCGTCATACCAAGCCTTAATAGTTGTGCCATCATAATCAGCATCACCAACAAATCTCACTGTGCTACCCTCTTCAATATCTTCACTGAATGGGATATCTGTAGGCGTATCATCAGAGCTTACACCGCCGACAAATTCAAGATTAGCAATATTGACAGCAGCTGTGATTGTTGTGCCGATACCTATAACAATTCTGTCTCCGTCCTCTTCAATTACATCATATTCATCATAATATACCGCAAATCTTGCACCGTCATAATCAATATTATCAAGCACTCTGACTTTCTTACCGTCGCCGCGATTTACTGTATCTGTGTTGATATCATTGTCATTGTCATAAATGCACTTAACAAGGCTGATGTTATCCTCGTCAATAGCAGCAGTAGTTACGCCGTCAACACCGATAACAACTCTTCTGCCACTGGCTGATAAAACGCTGTACTCATCATAGTAAGTGCTGAATGGCTCACCATTATCGTACTGAATAGCGTTAATAACCTTAACTGTATCGCCCTTATGGTATTTAGTGTCTGGTACTGGCTCATAGTCTGGCACTGTGATTTCTTCAACGACATGGTCTGTGCAATAATCAGTGTAACAATAGTTCTGGTCTACTGTCTGTCCGTTAATCTGTGTGTCTCTAAGATAATTAACACTTCCACCGAATTGCCACATATCATAACCAACAGCAATTCTAGGTTCTGCATCTGAATACTTTGCTACCCAAACGGCATAACCAGCTTCTTTTACTCTTGAAATGTCTACATAATTGTTAATGCAGTTCTCGTATGAGTATAAGCCGACATTCTTATATCCTGCATTTCTCATTTCATCAAGAAACGCCATAATAATGTCTGTAAGGTCGTCGCCAGTAACCATGCCTGCTTCAACATCATAAAACACTGGATAACAAAATGATTTGCCTGCTAAAAGCTGTGCAAAATATCGGGCTTCATTTACAGCTTCATCATTGCTTAATGCGTTACCGAAGAAATAAGCTCCTTTGTGGATTCCTGCACTTTCCAACTTGTTATAGCTGTTCTCAAACTCTCTATCTTCGTATAAACCATCATCAGCACCACCTGCCTTGATAATGGCAAAATCTACACCCTCATTATCCTTTGCACTTTTGAAATCAAAGTCTCCCTGCCACCTTGATGTGTCGATTCCGAATAATCTACCCATAAATTTACCTCCTAAATTTAGAAAAATGTGTATCAAAAAAGCACCCCAGTGTTTCCACTAAGGTGCTTGATTGCAAATATTATATTGTTAATGTTATGTGGCACTGCCAACCTTGCTAATTGCTTCTTGTAGTTCGTCGTGTTCGATAAGAAATACCTTACATCTTCTTCACTTAAGTAAATATAAGTGAGCCTGTAATATAATCACCTTTTTGAAATTCACTTGTAGCCCATGCTCCTTTATTACCATCTTTTGTATAATATCGAGCAAAAACATAATTCTGATTTGCAGAATTATATAATAATGTCGTTCCATATCCGACCAATTTATATCGAACTACGCCTGCGGCATCATAAGGAGTATAATTGCTTTCCAATATTTTATTAAAGCTAGTAATACCCATGTTTTCGAGAACTGTTGTCACATCATAATATCCTGTAAAATTATTCTGTGCAGAATCTGGTGTTTCAATTTTTGAAGCAAAGTATAAAATCCCTGTTTTAGTAGATTTGTTATAATAGCAATAATTGTAGCCATAACCTTCAAGAGTACCATTTATACTTGCAATATTTTTGCAAAAAGAGTTTTTAACGTCAATATTGCTGTTTAATTGTGTAATCTCGTCACGAATATTACTAATCATGTCGTTGTTATTCTTAATTCCTGCGTCCATAATATTAAGATTTGTCGCATTCCAGGGAGTACTTTTGCTTGGCGATTGTTGCCAGTTTACACGGCTGTACGAAAGAAATCCAGTTAAGCTCATAATTTACCTCCTAAAAAATAAGAGTGTGGGTTTAAACCCACACTCTCTGATGATTTACTCTGTTATTGTTCCTGTTATATCTGTCGTATCTGAACCGATTGTCTGCTGTTCATTCTTTAACAGCTTATTAACTTCTGCCTTGAAATTCTCATAATCATTATCACATTGTGTCTGATTTGCAAGGTATAATTCCTTGTTAGTGATTGTTTGACTAATTGTCAATGAACCAGTTTCCGGCACAGCCGCATACATTGTCATAGCTGATTGACCATTAATCACTGATGTTCCACTTAAATTTGTTGTTTTTGTTATGCTTAACATAAATGTCACCTCTTTCTATTAGTTTTTAAATTGCTAATCCAAAACTTCCCTGTACGGAATATGTTATAGTTTTTTGCCCCTCTTTACTGGAACCGGCTATTATTCTTAACTCATGCTCTTCATTGTCATTAAAAACCCATGAAAACGAACATCCTGTGTCTATTTCTATTGCGTTTGCTGTTGTTAGCCTATGTTTATTTGCTGCAACGCATGCATTATCAATGTATATAGCACAACTTATTGTTCCATAATCATTGGTTTCATCTGTCCATATAGCAGTGCTAATTGTAAGAAGTCCATTTCCCCTTATTTTCCATGTTTTATTAAAAGATTCTAAAGAATTAGAGCTTGTTGTTATTCTTTGATTAATTAATCCTGTTGCTGGAATATCATACATTCCATTTATTGTAAGCCCTTTGCTCGACAAGCTTACAAGGTTAGAAGTTTCTAGGCTGCCGAAAGTTAAACTTTCTGGCGTCAGGCGTGCATATTTAGTCAGCACTGATGAGTTTTTATTTGTAGTGAATACAATTTTATCATTGCTTAACGCTAATCTAATACCATCTATGGCATCTGTTTTATATATATTAATTCCATCAAAGATATTTCCTCTACAGTCTAGTGTTTGATTCCATAACTGTTTCGTTATAAGTCCATCACCCGTTATTGATGTATTTGTTGTTCCAAGAGTAGTAGTTCTGGTTATGCTTAATTCGCCATCTATTAAAGCATTGCGGCATATTAGCTTACCGTCCGCAGTAATAGTTGTATTAGTAGAAGTAAGGGTAAATCTATCGCCGGAAATATTTAAACCACCTTTGGCTGTAATGTTTATGGTATCTGCAATAGCTTCGATGGCAGATTTAAGCTCTCCTGTCGTTGGGTCTTTTTTGATGTAAAGGTCAAGGCTTGCTGTTGTAGCATAGCTTTTAAGACTGTCGGTTGTGGCATAACTTTCAAGGTTCTTCTTTGTAGCGTAATTATTAGACACTTCTAACTTAATACTATTGCTCTCTGCACTAATTGCCTGTGTAATAGCATTATTAACTTGTACAGTGGTGCTATAGTTGTCTCTTATATCAATCTGTGTCTTACTTAATTCAGAGCTGATTGTATTAAGGTTCACCTTTAACGCGGCATTTTGATTAAGAAGATAAGCGATTTCGGTTGAAGATATTTCTTTCCAACCGTGCGTTCCGTCTATTTTTTTAATCCAACGCCACGCTCTGTTCTGTGCTTCCCAATACGCTATAATGCCTACATAATTATCATATTCTGCTTCTGTGTATTCCCATGTGCTATCACTAGGGTATCTATCATCGCTTGGATATATAGGTACACTCCACTCATTAGCTGGATAATTATCCTTAGTCGGCTCGTATGTCACCTGATATACCTTGAAATCATCGTTGAGTTGCTTGTAAACATCTCCTATTTGCACGCCGAAGCTATCAAGCGTACTTGTAACTGTATTGAATTTGCTTTCGATAGACTCTCCATTGCGAATATCAGTCCACCACAACTTTTGGTCAATAAAATCTTTAGATTGCTTAATAGCCGAACCCCATAATGTAGAATTGCCGCCAACGGTTGTCTGAATACTCTTAAATACGCTATCAAGGGTTTGCTGTTCACTATCAACATATATCTTCGTTGAATTAAGCGTGTGTGAACCATCATTGTTGATAACATTGAACAGCGATTCTATATTCAACTTGCTTGCGGCAATATCAGCATTATCCTTAACCATATCATCACGGATAACCTGCCGTTGAATACCTTTGTCTGTTAATCCAATAGCGTCAAACATCAAATTGCCTGATTTATCCCAGATATACATGTTGTAATCTGAATTAGCGTCTTTACCTATCTGAACCCTAACCCTATTGCTGTCAGATATTTGAATTGTATTGTCTTTCCACTGTGACTTGCCATCTTCGCTGTGAACAAGTACATTAGTAGTATTAATGTCAAGTGCTGTGATTTTGCTTGCGTCAAGACTATCAATCATTGCTGACTTAATCTGCGCTTCTCCCAAAACAGCAATAACAGAATTAGAGAAATCCGTTGTTATTGTTGTTCCTGTTGCTGAACCGAATATTAATGTCTTGATATCAGCTACACTTGCGTCAAGTATGCCAACTTTCTCATAGTCTACTTTAAGATTTGCAATATCCGCATTAACAGCCTTAAGGCTTTCCACATTAGCATTAATGATATCTGCATATGTTGCATCTAATTTATTTGTTTTAAGGTTATCAATATCAGCATTAACAGCCTTTAAGGTTTCAATGCTTGCGTATCTGATATCAGCTTCATCAACAGATAGTTTATTAATAAGCGCTTTATTTACAAGTATCAAGTCAGCATAGTACCGTTCCATTTGCTTGGTTACCGGTCCGGAAGCTACACTTGTATTCTCTGTATCAGATTGACCTATAGATGTAACGGTATCCATTAAGCCGCCATCACATTCGTGTGTAATCTGCATTATAGGCACTTTGTAATCAACGCCACCCTTGTTGACAGTTATAATGTCACCAACTTCTAGTCGGTAATCACCGACAAACTTAACTGTAAGCGGTCTAAATGTAAAACCACCTATCTTTTTATAGACTTCATCAAGAATTGCTTGCGTCATAAACGGATTGGCAAAACTAAGTCCTGTTGCTCCGTCACCAGAAGTAATCTCGCTTTGTTCTGTGGAACCACTCTTGGTATTATTACATGTCAGTTTTTGTATGATAAAATCTTTACTCGTTGTGAATGTAACGCCTTGCTGATAATACTTATGTCCGTCAAGTACATAATCGCTATCCTTATACCACCTTAATTCAAGATTTCCATCAGAATTAATTACCGCATTACAGCCTTGTAGCATAGCCATATAACCGATAATTTCTCTGTAGGTATATCCTTGTGGCTTGTCGTTGATAGTATGTGTTGTGACTATATTTGTTGCTAAAGATATGCCTAACTTGCCACATATTTCATTAAGAATAGCTTTATCTGTGCTAGGAAATGTCATATCCGAGAAGTAAGGCATATCAGCCTTATACATTCTGTCGTATGCTTCATAGTTTGTATACTCTCCATCACTTGTCTGTTTAGTAACTGTAAATATTCCCAACTTAATATAGTTAATTTCTGTGCCAACCTTAACACCCTCGAATATGGCAATCTCCTTATTTTCGAGGCTTATTGCTGGCATATAAATAGAAAAGGTAACACCGCTACTGCAAGTGTTACCTATCGTAATTTCGTTATTGGGATTTATCATGTTTTGAAACTTGAAATTGTTAAGTGTTTCGGTATGTTCTTTTTCATCAACAACATACTTGGAATAGTATCTTGCACTATTTCCCTTAACAATTTCCGTTATAGCTGTGTCTAATATCTTCATTCTACACCGCCTTTATTGATTAATTAATGGCTTATCATAAACTCAATTGAGTATAATTTAGCTGGTGTAATTTCTTCGCATTTGTCGAATGCGTCCATAGGAAGCATTGTCATGTCAGGCACTTCAATCTCTTGTTCATTGATTTCCTGTAATTCTTCCTGTAACTTCTTTAAGTTCTCTGATGTAATCTGATACTGATTATCGTTGATAACTGGATTACCACTGTCGTCCTTATCTGCATACTTAACCTTAGTATTTTCTATGGTCTGTAATGTTGCCTTGTACAGCTCTTCTAACGCCTTAATATTGCACATAACAGCCATAGCAATTCTGCCTGTAGTCTTGTCATGTGATATGTTACTTAAGCTCTGGAATCTGTCTATTAACTCGCTTGTTTTAAGTTTCATGTGGAACTCTCCTTTATTTCTGAATTAAACTTAATTTTGCTCCGACTATAAGTCCGTCCTTATTCTTCGCCCTTGTGAGATACGGATATGTCACATCTCCTGTGTATATTGTCATTTCCTTTTGTGTGCCACCTAAGAATAAGACTTGTGCCGTTGGAAATGGGTTATCTACGTCGCTTACTACATTATCAAGCAATAGTGCTTGCTCACCTGTTAATGGCGGTAATTGAAGCTCTACTTTGTCTTTGATATCCACGATTGTGCCTACCATTTCGCCGTAGTCATTTCTTCCTGTATTTTTAGACCATATCTTATTCCTACTGTATGTGTAGCCGTTATATGCTACTGGGAATCTAACCCCCTCAATCACAACTGCATCAATCAATCAAACCACCCCTTTCAAGGCATTAAAAAAGGAATGCACCATTTCTGATACATTCCTTAGTGTGGTTACAAATTTCTTGCAACCATTATATTTATTTCTGTTTGAGCCATTCTAATATTCTCAAGAAAATCTATGCAACTTCATTGAATAATTGCAGTATAAATTCTCTTCCAAGCTGTGTTATTCTCCTGTGATAAATAGCCTTACCATTGTCGAGGATTTCTTGCTTGATTTCTTCATATCCCATACTGCTGTATGGTGAGTAAAGAACCCAAGTTCCATTGACACTGTATTGAATTTTTTTATCAGCAAGTAACTTGTTAAGTTGAATGGCAGATTTCAGATTCAGTTCCTTAGCAATCTCTGTCATTGTATATGTCTTATTGACATGTGTTAAGATAGCATTCTTTCTTTCTGCTTCAACTCTTGCTTGTCTTTCCTGTTTTAACTTTGTTAATAATTCTATTCCAAAGTCTGGATTATTCAGTATTTCATCAATAACATTATCAGTAGCATATATTCCATTCTTGCGAATTGACGGAATAATCTCATCAGCCACTAATGCTTGAAATTTCTCTGCTGTTTCATTTTTGGCTTTCATTGCTAGTCTGTAGAAGATGTTTTCTGGGATAAAATCGTCTTTCCCCAGCTTGTTGGGGAAACCAATATCCTCTAAATATCTGTTGATTGTTTCCCAACGAATAGATATATATTCCACTCCGTTTTTCTTTTGGGTTTGAGTAAACCCAAGTCCTCTAGCAACATTTTCCAATCTTAAGTACGCAACGCCATTCTGCTCATAGCAGTCTACGCCGCAAATATTCTTAGTGTTCATAGGTACTTTAATCTCATTGTGAGAACTATCTTTTGTAGTTGGATAATTATAACTCATTATTTTACCTCCTACAAAAATTTATCATTTGCTCTAAACAGAATCTATTGCGTAGTGGGAGTATATGCCCACAATGCCTCACGCAATAATATTATGCCACTTCCTTTGTAGCCTTGTCCTGTTCCTTTAAATTAAAATTATTAACATTGTCCTGAATGGTTTCTATCTGCTGCAAAACTCCCATAAGAACATATGAAACTCTTTCGTTTTCCATATTTGCTAAAACTTCTGTTACTGTTGCGTGCGCAATTTCTGACGCTATGTCAATATTTGTTACGATTTCTACATTACTCATTTGTTTTTCCTCCGAAAATAATCTTGAATTTTCCGAAAGAAACTGATATGATAGATTTATCAATTCCTTTCGGATTGGTGCTTTTAAAGCGTTGTGTTCGTTGGTAGCGGTGCAACGCTTTATTTTTTTTGCCCTTTTACTTTTTCAATGCCTTTTTTAATCAAATCAAGTATTGTATATCCGCTTTTATCAGAAAAATTCATTATTTCTTCCTTTTCCTCTTTGGTGACACGAATATATATTCTTTCATTTTTAGGATTGTCGAGTTTAGGTCTACCTTTTTTATTGGACATATACTCACCTCTTTTCTGTCCGCACATTTAATATAAACCGTACGCACAAAAAAGTCAAGCACTTTTTCAATAAAAAATGGAACGCACCGAAAGATACGCTCCATTAAATAATTTATTCAAGTGTTAATGTCTTTTTAATAAGTTTTTTATCAATAAATGACGAATGGGCTTCCACCTCTAAATCTACATTACTTCTATCATTTAAAATAAACGCTTCTGCAATTGTAATAGTCGTGTTTGGCTGTATTTCTTTCATAATATTATCTTCCTCTTCGACAACTTTGAGTAAAGGATAATCCAATTCTACGCCATTTTGAAAACAATTTATGTCATAATTATATGCAGCTCTGGTATTGTCTTTAGAATTATTAGTGAAATCAAAATAAACAATAAGTATATCTTTTTCATTATTATTTATAATTTCATGCTTAAGATACTTAAATTCCGTATTGTTATAAGTGGCATTATCACTGCTTTTTTCTGTTGTGGTATTAGTGTTTTCTGTCTTTGTATCGGTACTTCTATTGCCGTAAACTATTATCAAGACTAAGACAAAAGCTATTGCCAAACCGATGTAAAGTTTCTTTTTCTTTTTCATATTGCGTTACCCCTTTGCTTTTTATATAGCAAAAGAATAACACAATACATTTATCTTATCAATATGGAAAAGCCGCTTGTCCTGTCATATTAGTATAGTTATTAGCTTTATCTTGTACCATTGTAAACAGCTTATCTGCGTCACCTTGTAATGTTATGTTTACATTATTGTTAGCTTCTGACATAGCCGCTACAACTGCATTGTAAACCGCTGGATAAACTGCGTTGGCAATACCTGTTGTGATTTCCTGCTGATTGGCTACTGCTGTTCTTCCGTCCATAGTACCAACCATTTCAGGTCCAACTTCGTTTGCGACAAACAATTGTCCTTTGCCTGGGAATCCGCCGTTTGCATACCAATCAATACTGACTTTTGGCACTCTAGGCGGTGCAAGACTAAATTCTCCGTCAATCTTAAAGTGTGGTGTATCAATGTGTGGAAATTCAAGTCCTAAATCATTCCACCACTGCTTAAAGCTGTTCCAAGCGTTCTGTATCTTAGCTTTAAAATCTTCGATAGCCACAGAAATGCGTTGAAGTGCTGGTTTGCTATCCCACCAATCTACAATATCATCCCACTTCCCTTGAATACCTTTTTTAATTCCGTCAGCTAAGCTTTCCCATTTTTCCTTAGTAAACCACGGTTTCACATCATTGCTCCACCAAGAAACAATTGCCAGACTGTTCCACCAACCAACGATTGAATCCCATTTTTCTTGTATTCCTAATTTCATTCCGTCAACAGCGTCAACCCATGTATCTTTTTCAAACCACGGTGCAACATTATTATTCCACCAGCTAACAACAGCTGTATTGCTCCACCAATCTGAAAAACTGTTCCATTTTTCGCTTAAAGATGTTTTTACGTTGTCTCCCAGTTCTCCCCATTTCTCCTTAGTAAACCATGGTGCAACACTTGTAGTCCACCAATTTGCTATATCATCTTTATGCCCAAATGTGATAGTTTCTATCACTCCGTCAATAAAGCTAGGTAAATCTTCAAATGGTGCTTTTATAAGATATGCTAATTGGTCAAACATTGACATATCTATTTTCTCGCCTGTAAGTGCTTCATTTAGTTTATTGCCTATATTAAATCCAATAATAGCTGCACCAATGCCACCTACGATTCCTGCTCCAATAGTTAAGCCTATTTCTGTCGCTGTACCAGCTCCCATTATTACAGATAAGTCAGTAGTTAGCATAGTTTGCAGACCTTTTAATAGTCCACCTCCACCAGCAAAACTCTTTAATCCTTTCTTTATAGCACTCCAACTTAATGCGTCTGATATTCTTTCTCCTATTTTTTTGCCTAAACCGGTAAACTTCATAACTCCAAGAACTGACATGATTGTAGTTTCAACGGGTGCAGATTGAAATAGTCCTTGCCATATTTCAATAGCTGCTTTTATAGCTTCCCAGATTGCCCTGCCTACACTTGAAAGAACTTCTACCCAATCAATTCCAGCAAGATAATCTCCCATTTTTCTGCCTATTCCGTACCAGTCTACTTTATCAATGGCATCTGCAAACCAATTAAAAATTCCTGCCACAAGGTTAGATGTATCTTGTCCTGCTGCATAAAAATCTCCGATTGCAAAATCTTTGAATATCTTCCTAACAGGTTCAAGTGCTTTCTCTATCTTATCAGCCCAAGCAACAGCGGAATTCTCCATATTGGCAAATGCTTTATTCCACGCCGCTTCATAATCAGCCGCCGCCTTAGTAATATCATCTGTCAAATCAATAGTGCTACCGCCGCCACCGCTTGAGCCTTTGCTTGAGCTTGTATCGTCCTGTAATTTATTTATTTCATCAAATCCCATAAGGGATAATGTAGCTTTCTTAGCTGAATCAGCTACATCTTGGTAGCCGTCTGAAATATCTTCTAAGCCGTCTGATGTGTCTTTATAGCCACTTTGTCCGAAGCTTTCAAAGTCAATCTTAACGCCCATTAAAGAAGCGAGGTTGACTAATAATCTTTTGATTGCAATAGTTACTCCGTTTACTACCGGCATAACCTTTGAAAGAATTGGGATAAATAGCTGTCCTGCTACCATTCCGACTTCTTTCATATTGTTGCTGAACTGGCGTAACATATTACTTGGGGAGTTGATTGTCAAATTTGTTATCGTATAGGCTCTTTATCCTATACTTCTTATAGTTTCCTATAAGTTCAGAGTACATTATCACCCACATCATTATGTTTGGTTTGGTGGTAGCCACTTCCACCTCATACTGCCCTATATGCAGTAGTGTCGGACACTCTTGGGAATATTATATTTATTCAATTCCTACTCGTTACGATACTCAATAGCCTATTCGCAATCTATTGAGTTATCTCGGTATTAGCATAGTTGAAAACTTTAGCCTTCACCGATTTTGCCCGATTGTCATAAGACATTTCTATTCTTATGCAACACTTGGAAGATAAGTTATATCAGCTTTCTTCCGTCTATTAGCTAAATCACCCCAAGATACCTTACTTTGGTCTAATATCGCCAACACTCTTAACTGCTGCTTTTCCATCTGTGTCATTTCTGATACAGACTTTGAAATGCCTAAGTTATAGGCATATGTTGCTAGTGTAGCATTGGTAATATCAATACCATACTTGTACAATGCCCTCGATTGTCCGATTAAACCGCTTTGTAAGTTCTGTGCTACTGTTGAATAGTCCACATTGAAAAGTGAGCTTATATCGCCCGCAAGCATTGTCATTGACTTTGTTATAGCCGTTGTTGCTTCGCCTGTCTGTCCTAACGAATTAGTAACAGAAGCTAACTGTGAAGCATACTGTGTTACTTCTTGTATGTTAAGTCCTAAGTTCTTTGCTCCACTTTCTTCAAGCAAACCACCTTGAATATTAACTTTTAAACCAGACAGCTTTCCGAGAGTATCGTTTACTCTGCTTTGGAAGCTCTCTGCATATGCTGTTGCGTTATCATATCCATACTTTTCGTAATCTTTATCCCACTCTGAACCAATCTTGCCAAACGCTACCGCTTGATAGTTGAATGCTTCAATGTAATCTGTTGTTGACTTAATTGCTTCTATAAGTTTCTTACTGCCACGAATTACCATAAAATAAGTGGCATAAAACTTACCTATCGCACTTGCTAAGTTCCAACTGCTTCTAGTTGCTGTCCTAGCACTTGTAGACACGCCATACAGTGACTTTTGAAGTGAGTTTGAAGAAGTACCCACCTTGCTACCTTGACTAGCAAGATTAGCCAATGCGTTAGTCATTTGAATAACGTTCTGACTTACTGTTGGTGCTCTTGATAGCGTTGTCATTAAGCCATTTAAAGCATTACCTAGCTTTGGAATGTTTACAACGGCATTTTCTATACTCTTACTGCCTAGCTTACCAAGTGACTTTGCAAATTCTGTGACTTGTGTTGCATTTTGCGGAATAGCTGATATGCTTGCAACTGCCTTTGTGACAGCTTGAAGTGATGTAGCTGTGCTAGTTAGTGCAACTGAATCAACAGAACCTATCTTTGTGATGTTCTTAGCAAGCCTTGTAAAATCTGCTGTTCCTGCGTTCATATTCTGCATAGCAGAGCCTAACTGACTAACACCATTTGCAAGACCGCTTAGTGATGAACCATTCACAGTTGCAAGTGATGTTGACAGCCTTGTAAGCTGATTTATCAGTTTATCAACAGAATTGATAGCTTTAGTGGCAGTACCGGTAATTTTGACTTCTAACGAATCTAATTCCACGCTTTAACCCCCTTTATAGGATTGTTGGCGGTAGTCCTCTCTTTTCAGCTCGTGCCGCCCATTTCTGTTCATTGAGTAACATTCGCTGTAACTCTTTATCGTAGGTATCTTCTTCGCTTTCTTCCGTTTTTTCTGATAAAATAGCCTGCTTCGGATATTCAATGTGTGTATCTTTACTAAATGCCGCACCAATGCCGCAAGAAATAGCCGGTATTGCATAGACAAAAAACCAGTTATACATTTCTGCATCTCGATTTTGTCTATCAATCTTTTTGCCTTTTGCGTATAGTAATAATTTTTTAGGTGTCATTTTTAGAAAGTCTGAATAACTAACGCCTAGTGAACTGGCTAAAACAAAGTATTCTTCCCATATTATTTTGTGGAAGTCTGCTTTTTCTTGTGGTCCTGTGGAACTACTGTCGGCTTCTTCTGCTCCTGTGCCGCTTCTTCCACATTGTTCGCCATTTCCTCTAACATCGTTGTTATCCCCGACAGCTCGAAAAAACCATCATCTTCCATCGCTTTCTTGATTTCTTCAAACAATGTTCTATATCCGTAACTCTTATCTGTCTTTCTTTTCTCTGTAATATATGCCCTAGTGAGTTCCTTTGCTTCATTCATAGTTACTGGGTTATTGTCAATACAGCCTGCATAAATGGCTAAAATGCAAATCTCTGGCACATCTGCTGTCATATTTGCTAAGCCGTCAAAAGAAGCCTGTGCAACACTTTTATCTGTCTGTGCAAGTAAGTAAGAACCGTTAACAACAGAAAACATTTTCTGCACAATTTCCTTGCATTCTGCTGCACCGAAGCTAAACTCAACTTTGTATTCTTTTCCATTTACATTAATATTCATCATAATTTTTACCCTTTCCCACCCTATCGTCCATATAGGGAAAGGTGCGGATTTTACACCGCACCTACCTTTTTTAATAATTATTCTGTTACATCATCAAGATATGATGTGTAGTCGGCTGTTTTGGCGTTTGTGCCACCAATCGACACAGCCTTTGATTTAGTCGATTGGCTTATCATTCCCCCACCTTTGTTACTGTGAATGTGCCACCAGTGCCTTCAACAACTTGAAGCTTGTCTGTGCATTCGATAGGTGAAGTGTTAGGAACTGCTGTTACTGTCATTTCAAGTACCGAATCAGTACCAGAAACATCATTAGGTGTCGCTGTTACCTGTCCGACAAATGCGTACTTAGCAACCGCACCTAATCCGTCAGAACCATATAACTGAATAATGTCTAACTGCTTACCTTCTGCTTTGATTAAGTCCTGTAAATAAGCCTTTTCAAGATTTCCTGTGTAAGTCTTAGCGTCAGATGTTTTGATACCCATTAAGAATGTCTGTGAATCATCTTCAAATGTTGTGCTTTCAACTGTGTTAGGTGCTGATACTGGTGCTGAAATTGACTTAGCCGCAACCATTAACTTATATGAGCCTGCAAAACCATCTTCGCTATGCTCCTTGTAGATAACTCTAGCTTTATAACTTGTACTTGCCATTGCTTTGTCTACCTCCTAAAAATTTGCAAAAAAATAAGAGCATTTCTGCTCTTTGTTACAATAATCTATCATTTGCCGCTATCATTCTTCTGAATCTAGCGGTACTCTTATGTACTTTATTACTGATTGAGAACTCTGGCATTGCATTGCCTTGAAATCTCATTGTCTTGAATGTATCTGTAATTATCGCCATAACCTTGCGACAGTCAGACTTGCTTGTGTTAGTTGTAACATCTACTTGAAATGTTGCTAACAATGCGTTAATTGTCTGTCCGTCAAGCGTTTGTCCTTGTTCAACTGCTGGCAGTAAATGAATGTATACTGTCGGGAATACTGCTTGACCGCTGTTTTCTCCCTCATTGGTTATGACTATCTTTGAATATGTTTTCTTTAGTTGTGTTAGGGTTTTAGCCTTGACAAGTGCTGTGACTGTATTTTCAAGGTCTATCGCCCAATCATTTGCATTTGCCATTAGCTAAACACCTCTCTTGCTATGTAAAGATTATCGCTTCTTGCAAAATGAAAAAGTCGCTTTTCAGCGACCTTTCTTAAATAACTCTTCATATGTTCTTGCCCCTTTTCTATATCTATGAATTATGGTTTTTCTTGATGTGCCTGTTATTTTTTCCCATTCTGTCAAATTGTGCTCTTCTTCACCAACCCTAATAATTATCTGTTGGGGCTTATTTATTATTTTTGTATTCTGAATTAATTCGTCAACAGTACATAAGCCTTTTAAATATCTTTGATATCTACTTCTCAATGTAGTCATTGATATTTCATATTCTTTATGTAAATCAAGTAATGTTTTTTCTTCTCCGTTTATAACTATCTTTCTTGTACATCTTTTGTTATAATTTTGAACATCTTTATCAGCCCATCTGCAATTAGATGGCTCATAATTGCCATTAACATCTATTCTGTCAAGGGATTGTTCAGCTTTAGTCTTTTTATTATCGTACCCATTTTTGTAAGCCCAATTAATAAAATTTTCTACATTTTCTAACCATTCATCACATACTTTTATTCCTCTGCCACCATATAATGAATATGAATCACAGTTTGGGTTATAACATCTGTATTTCATACCATAATAAATGCTGTACAACTTTTCGTGTGAGTATCCGTGATTATGATAGCCTTTCTCCGCGCTTATACAACCGCAAGATTTTGTGTATCCATTTTCGAGAGAGTCTTTTCTTGTAATAATAAAATTCCCACAATCACATTTGCATTTCCAGTATGCGTGGTGCTTATCATTTGGATTTTTCACTTTTTCAACAGCTATTAATCTGCCATACCTTCTCCCTGTTAAATCAATCGCTTTTCCCATAATATCACCTCTAATTAAATTTTATAATTTAATTATAAACCCATATATTATAATTATCAAGTGTTTTATTAAACTTTACAATTTAATTTTATTATGATAATATATTAAAAATAATATAAAGGAGTTGATTTTATGTTAAAAGACGAATTAAAAGGTCTTATTGTATCTCAAGGTTTTACTATGTCACAAGTAAATGCTGAATTAAATCGTAGGCACGGAACACATCTTTCTTTTCAAAATTTTAGTAATCGCTTTCGCAAAGAAAGTTTTACTTATAATGAAGTTATAGAAATTCTTGATATAATAGGTTATAGAGCAGAATGGGTTAAAATTAACTAAATACTCTCCTTGCTACCTCAACATATTTCTGTATGATTTCCATATCAGCCTTATAAACAGGCATTTGTGCTTCTACGCCGTGTGTAAGAACTAAGGTTCCGTCATCGTCATAGTAACCCCACACTTTTTGTATGCCGTGATGTTCGCCGTATGAGCCTATAACCATACCATTAACAACGCCTTTGTCATGTGGGCTACTTCCAGCCGCTCCATTGTAGAATACACCAGCTCCGAACTCTATAAACATAAGTTCTTTGCCTTCTACAATTAATTTTGCTTCAACATATTCTCCTGCGGATTTCATTTCAACATAACTGTGATGGCTTGTATCTGAGCCGCTACGAACACCTTTTTCATCATATGTATAACTTGCTTTTGCCATATTTTCATCTATAACAGGTATTCCAACTTCTGCAAGTTCTTTGACAAGCTGTGAAGTCTTTTTTATAAGCCAATTCTTATACTGTTGTAACTGTCTGATAGCTTCATTTACGGACTTTTCAGACAATGATATATTAATTGTATGTCTTGCCATAAACACGCTCCTTAACCGCTTGCAAAACAGCTTGTCTTATGCTTTCATTTATTGGCTCTTGCGTAGATGGGATTGTCTTTCCTTTAAAGATAGAACCGACTAGCTGTTCATTTCTCTGATGCTTCGTATTTACCACCTACTTTACAACTGCTTTAAGCATATACTTAGTTGAATATAGTGCCGGCTTAATGCCTACAATCGTGAAATCCGCTGACGTTTCATCAACAAGGCTGTCAGATGTGTATGTAGGCTTGCTATTAAGCCATATAAGGTCGCCCTTTTGAATAGGTAGTGTATTCCTATCTGTCAGCAAAATAGCGTCAAAATCAGCGGTATCAAAGCCGTATTCCTTGCTCTGTGCTTCTCCACCGCTGAAAGCTATATTTGCTTTAAAATCCATAGGCTCTGAAAAGCCTGTTTTTTCTTCAAGAACTTTGGGTATCTTATTCCCCTCATCGTCAAGATAAGGAATAAAGTTACCCTCTGTGTCGGTATATCCCTCATAAAGAATATTGCCGTCATCATCTCTTTCATAGATAGTTACTGTCTGCCCTTGAAGTGAATACTTCATAGCCTGCTTATTAATGTCAAGCATATTACTTCACATCCTTGCCAAATCGCTTCCATAGTTCAGACAGCTTCTCCCAACCGTACATTGCTACAAAAGCAACAACAAATCCTGCCATAATCGCCGCAAGAATCATGTACCACAGTATTGTCATCTGAATATACTGCATATAAGCAACAAATGCCGCTACAGTAATACCAATTGATAAGACAAATACCACAATATCTGTAGGCACCTTATTGAATACTCCAATACCCTTGATTACCTGTGTAATTACAGATACCATAAAGGCTAATGCCCCGACAATTGCTAATATGATTGTCATATTTGCAATCAATGTTTGCATAATATCCATTCTGCTATACCTCCTTATCTTCATTAAGTCGTGCTTCCAATCCGTCTATTCGGTGGTGTGCCGACTTTACACTTTCCTCAACTTTAATAATCCTGTTATCATGAGAATTAAGTTCTTTTCTCATTTCTATAACTTCATTCTTTATCTCTGTTGTGTTGCCTGATATTGTGTCAAGTTTCATATTTATGCGTGTATTTTCCTTTACACGCTCCGTAAGTTCTGCATTGTCAGACTTTTTGTTGTTCTTAAGATTAAATCCCAACGTAAACAGTCCGAAAAAGACGGAAAAAGCAACTGAAATAATGCTTATAATTACTGCTATTGGCATTGATATACCGCCTTTCATAATTAATAATGGCACACCGCCCACCACCCTTAATGTGTGCCGCCTGCTACCATTTGGTAACGCACAATCTTCTTTAATATTCTGTAATGCCCTATAGGCGTTATAATACTTTAGCAAACGGAAATACCCCGACAAACAAGCTATCTCTATTTCTCCAAGTTCTGTTGACACCACCCTCATTCATACTCGCCATGTAGTTCTCACCAGCTTGTGAATGGTCGTAGACAGCCAGATTAACAATAACATTCTCAAATTTCTTCAAATCTTCGGTTATCATTTCATCTGTGTAGCTGTCGGGGTAATTTCTTCTTGCTTTTACATCTTCTGTAGCCTGTTTAATGAGTTGCTCGATTATCGGATTATCTTCTTTGCTATCGAACACGACCACATCAGATGTTGTTTCATCATCATTTGTGACTGTATCAATATGAAATTGTTTAAGTCTGATTTTAGTTTGCTCCAATGCGGTGTATTCCATAATTTCAGCTCCTATAACCCTAATTTCTCAATTAACAGTTCTTTAAGTTCTGCTCCTGTAAGCTCCATTGCGTTTTCAATGCCTTGTTCTAAGGCAAGTGTCTGTAAGTCTGCTGTTGGCATACGCTTAATGGTTGTCTTGCTATACTCAAAAGAAGCCCCAGAATTGTTATTTTCTGGAACTTCTTCGCCTGCGTTATACCATTTTCCGTTATGAATCACTATATATGGATATTTCATAGTTGTACCTCCTACTCTTCGCTATGAACCTCATATACGAATGTGCTATCCATATTTTCATATGATGGAAGTACAACCTCGGAAGCAAATGTTGACATCTTCATAGGTGGTCCGTACTCTGTCTTTGTAGCGACTGTAATACCTACACCATATACTGTTACATCTACATCAGCTACCTGTCTTGCAGTTCTTTCTTCCGGTGTAGTTCCGAACCAAGTATTACCAAGACTACCTTCTGGAAGAAGTGTAACCTTGTTATCTGGGTAGAAGTACTGTTCCTTGCCATCATCGTCAATGTACATCTTATCGTAAAGCACGATAGTGAGCTTTGTTCTCTTCTGCACTACTGAAATAACAGTATCATCATCAACCTCAATAGTTGCTGTAAGGTTCTGTGCAAGGATTGAGTTTCTTATCTGTGCATTATCAAGCAGATACTGGAATGTATTGCTGTTCATAAGCACATATCTAGCAATCTTGCCTTGCTTCTGTAACTTCTTTCTTGCATTGTTAAGGTCTGTAAGTGGCTTTGAATTAGCTGTATCACTCCACATACTTGTGCCGGATAACTTTGCGTAATGGTCTTTTGCGTATGAACCATCCTTGTCATAATCGTAAGCATACTGAACGCCATCGCTTACAATAGCAATTACCGGATGACCTGCATTTGTAGAAAGAAGCGACATTCTCATACGCTCTGGAACAACCTCTGCGCCACTTACAAGATTATTAGTATCGTCATATACACTTGATAAAGCACTTGCAAGGTAAGGGTCGTCTGCTGACTGAATACGCTCAATTTCAAGCATTTCCTCTTCACCAACTGTCATTCCTTCACGGAAAAATGCCATCTGTGTTTTTTCCTTGCTTAACCCCTCTCTAGCTCTAAGTGTTGGGATTGTGTCAAAGTTAGATGGTGCAAGTGATACCGGAAGCCCTTTATGCGTCTTAATCCAGCTTAAATCAAGCCCCTGTTTCTTTCTTTCCGGAAACCACTGTAAACCAAGATAAGGTATCTGGTTACTGGCGTTTTCTGTTGCTGATAATGCAATAGACTTACTGTCTAATACTTCATTGATTAACATCTGTTTACCTCCTGTTATTATTCAAATACAATCATTGGAAGAGCTGTCTTAACTGTTGCGTCATAGGTAACGCCTGAGTGTGCTTCTGCTACCTTTGTGTTAAGATATGCTTTCTTAAGCAATACGCCCTGTGGTCTGTCCTCTGTTACATCAAACCTTAAGATACCTACTACTGTAGCTGTATTGTCAGCCTTGCCATTTGCTCCGATTGGAGTACCTGCTTTAACAATCTTCTTGCCCTGTGCGTTTTTAGTTGTCACGCCATCAAAATCAAGTGTCAGTGGGATTGCCTCATTAGGCTCTCTCTTTAAAATCTGAACATCTCCTGCGTATGAAGTCTTTTCATACTGCATATTCATTTCCTTTGCCATTTCTTACCTCCTGTTATTGCTGAATGTAATGTGATAAAACGTCATTGTTCTTAGGTGCATTAGATATAAGGCTTTCTGCTATCTTTTCAGCGTTTGTCTTATTGCCTGCACCGCCTTTATTACTGCCACCGCCTGGAATATCCTGATGTTTAGCAATCTCCTGTTCCTTAGCCTGTGCCGCAGCTGTTTCTTTTTCGGACATAATCTTGCCAAGTTCGGTGTAATCAAGGCTTCCATCATCTTTAACAACTGTCTTTGCCTGTTCAGCAGTAATCTTAAAATTAGTCATAGCTGCTTCCCTCTGGTCTCTGATAGCGTTAGATTTCTGTAAATCAGCTATCTGCTGATTAGCTGTATCTAATGCCTTATTTGCCTTTTCAAGCTCTGTCAGATTGCCAGCCTGTATTTCATCAAGCTGTTTCTGTAAGTCGTCTGCTGTGTCAGCCTTAGCCTTGTACTGCTTTGCCTTGTTTTTCTCCGTAGCAACTTCTGAATTGTTCTGATTAAGAAGATTTGTAATCTGTTCATCTGTTGCTTCTGGAAAAAGTTTTAATACATCTTCTCTTGTCATAATTACCTCCGTTAAACACACGCTTTTGTTACCGCAGGTCGCTCCTGCTGTGTCTTCTGCTATTTACCGCATAGCTGCAAAATGTATAAAATAAAAGCAGCTACCGATTATTCGATAACTGCCTTATTTTCTAAAATTATTATTTTGTTTTGTGCCATTTGTCAGCACCAACGGGAGTTTCTAATGTTTTTTCTATCGTCCACCCTCGTTTTAATCTTGCATATAATATTCCAGAATCAATTCCTAAATATTTCGCCCATTCGGAAACTATTTTTGTGTTTCCTTTGTATGTTAAATACTTTTTCCCTTGACTGGCTGTTTTTCTAACTTTAGTAGTCAATGCTTTTTCTATTGAATACCCTTTGTTTAATCGCCAACGAATGGTTGATTCTGATATTCCTAATTTATCAGCCCATTCCTGTAAACTTTGGCTCTTTCCTTGAAATTCAAGAATAATTGTATTTGTCCTATTATTTGCTTGAACCTTTGCGTTTGTAAATCTGCAATTCTTAGGTTCATAATTGCCATTCACATCTATTCGGTCAATACTTTGTTCTCTTTGATGTTTATTTTCATCAAAGCCATTGGTGTATGCCCATTCTGCAAAATTTTTTGCTCCATCTTTTCCTAACCATTCATCACATACTTTAATTCCTCTCCCACCATATTTTTTGTACTTTCCATCATTAGGATTGTAACATCTTGCTTTCATACTTTCCCAAGTTTTATACACTCGTGTTCCAGTTAATCCGTGAGTATAATGCTTTCCTTTTGTTTTATCTGACATAATATCATCTCCTTTGCGTATATTATATCATAGTTGCTAGCAACTTGCAAGCTACTTGACAATTACTTTACAGTTATTTATAATATCAAAAAGCGAGGTGTTATTATGTCACAAGGACAAATTTCTGAAAGTAAAATTAAAACTACTATTGTTATGGAAAAAGAACTTAAATCTTCTCTTGAACTTATTGCAAAAGAAGATATGCGTTCCCTTAACAACCTTATGGTAAATATTTTGACTGATTATGTAAAAACGAGAACTAGCAGAAACTAAGCTGTTGGTTCTCGTTTTTCAATATCTGTGTTTTCTTTGTTTACCATATCTATTGTTTTATATAGAACATCAAAATATGGTTGTGATTGTAAAGATACTTTTTCCGCATCCCCCCATAATCCACACGTTGCAACTGCTATTCTTGGATTTATTCCCGCTTGTAGCATTTGTGCAAGTGCTTGTGTCTTTGTGTAGAGATTATCTAATGGACTATGATTAATTTGTACATCAAAATCTCTTGGCGATAGTTTTAAATCATTCCCTGCTAATCGCAATACATTCAAAGTTACTATCGCGAGCCTTTTCTCTGCGGATTTTACAATAGGGTCTTTTTGCTTTGCTCTAGTTTTTGAAAAATCCCATCCGGCTCTCAAAGATACCGCTCCCTGTGTATCGCCGCCAGAGTTTTGTGATTCTCTATTTGGTATCGCTAGGATAGCTTGAAGATTATCGAGCAAATCATCCTTAGCAACTTGACATTGTGTCTGATTAAGCTCCTGTGTCATAATCTCAACGTCTGACTTATTGTCTTTGTTGATAGATTTAACTGTAAGGGCGTGGTTCATTTTCATTTTTGCAAATGTCTCTTCATCCACTTCGCAATTTACAAACTTAACCCAGTACTCAACAAACTGCTGTATGCTATCCATTCTGTTAGACTGCATATTATTGATTGCGTCAAGCATACCTATAACAAGCTCAATATCAGATATTCTTTCGTGGTTATTAGGAAACTCAACAATAGGGATTTCGCCATATGTATGCAATTTAGCTTCTGCAACCTTGCTGTCAACAATTCTGAATGACATAGTGTCTGAAAATGCCATCTTATACCAGTTTCCATCTTCGTCTTTAAGTTCTTGAACAACAAGCATAGGTTCTTCTGTGCTTTCATTGTAAACAACATAAGTGTTCATTGGCGTAGGTGCTACAATTCTGAATGGCACATCTCCATTTTTAGGTTGAACTGCTTTGAATGATGTACCTGTTGCCGACTGCCACTCTCCAGCTTTAATGTCTTTCTCCTGTTTATTGGCATCCGCCATAAAATCATTAAGTATGTCAACTGCCTTATTGATAGCTTCATCATCTTTGCGGCTAATAAACTGGATTGGCTCGCCATATGTTTGTCCTACCTTAAACTGAACAATTTCATATGCGTGATTTTCAACAATCTTGTTTGTAATATCTTCATTAGTCAGCTTATGTCTATACAGTATCGGTTGGTCGCCCTTGTAGTAATGCCACAGATACTTGATAACCGGCTTATTCCAATAAAATACTCCGATTGTATCTCCAATAACCTTAACAACATTGTTAGCAGTTATTGTACCTACATTCGTATATGCGATTTTTCTACCATAACAACCTCTAACAAGGTCTTGAAAATACATTGTGTTCATATCTTGCTCCTAATAAAATGTCATACCGCTTGAACTTCTGCTTTGTGGTATTTCCTTAATCTGAAAATCATCATCATCGTTAGGCACATACCAAATCCATTTGTGGCAATGCTTGCACGCTAACTTATGTGTTCGTGGATCTTTGCTGTCTGCCTTAGTTAAGAACTTGTGGCAGTTCGGACACATTATTGATTTATCTTTATTCATATAAAAATTCATATCTCTACCTCATTGCATAACAAAAGCACCGCCGCAATTAAGCAACGGTGCTTCCGATAAGGATGTGTTTATGAAGAAACATCTTTGTGACTTCTTACAGATATACTATACCACGCCGGCAATGTGACATTCTATGACATCTTTTACAAATATTCACTTCCATATTTGTCTTCAAAGGCTTGTAGTGCTTTAGCATGTATTCTATGTACTTGTCTCCAGCACCAGCCTGTTTCATTTGCAATTTTTTCAAATGTAAACTTTCTGACATATCTTAGAAACAATACTGTATAATAATCTTCATTGTTTATCTGCTCTATCTGCTCTATTATTTTGTTCTTTACATCAATGTATTTATCTATAAGTTTGTCAAGGCTTTCTTCCATTTGTTCAAGTCTGACATATCCGCAGCCTGTTTTGTCTGGATCTGATGATGACATAACTCTTTCTTCATTAACAACCGCTGAAATGCTGTATGATAATTCTTTATACTGTGTTATTTCTATCAATTTATTATCAATTATCTTGTTGTAATAACTTATTTGATTAAGATAGTCCTTAGTTGTCATAATAAATTAATACCTCCTAAATGGATTTATAGCAGCTTCAACTTTAGCTGTTCTATTACCTTGTGTCATTCTTAGTGCAAAGTTTGAGAAAACATCTGGAACATCATCTAATTGTTTTTTGCCTGATACCGAATATTGCTTTAACAGTGACATCATCACTCCGTATGGCTCATTAGGCTTATAAAGTGATGCGTCTTTAAAAATAATATGTTGTAATATCCAGTTAGAACATTGGAATATCCTTGCTTCCTTATTCGTTTCGGTCGGTGTATCAGTAATGTTACATATCCAACCTACACTCTCAACACGCTTATTAACTTCCATAGCCACTCTATCACCGCCAGCATTACGTTCAAATTCACACTCTTGTACTTTATTATTCACAAGTACTGCTGCGGCATTTCTGTATTGTTCTTCATAATCCGCTGTGTTATCGCATACACAATCAATGCAGTAATAATCTTCTCCGTATTTCTGTAATACCGGTAGTACAAAGTAATCCGTACCTTTGCCCTTAGTATCGCATTGAGCTGTGATAATTTCTGGTTCTCCGTGTGGCAGATTAAGGTATCTGCGGATTTTATCGTCCGGGAATAATAAGCCCTCACGTTCTATAGGGTCTTGTTTATACAGACAGCGATATGAGATTTCATCCATAAGCAGCTGAATATCTTCAAAATCCTTTACTGTATAGCCACCAAATTCAAAGTCAAAATTACTTTCTCCTGTTACTGGGTCTACATCAGGTACGGATATTACTTTAACTCGTTTGTTTCCCTCATAAGCTTGTATAATACGTCCTATTACGTCTCTAACGCTCCACCTTGTAGCAATATGTATTTCTTTACATGGGTTTCCATCCTCGTCCGGTATCTTTCTTTGTCGTGCATCTACTGCATATTTATCCCACAATTTATCAAGATAGGTTGGGTTTAGTGCTTCTTCAATGCCGCCTATCATATCATCAACTAGCAGAAATTTATTGGCTCTGACTTTACCGGCATTTTTACTGCCGACAGATGTACATTGTACAGATTGAAATGGCTTATATTTTCCTACGTTAAACTGTTCAAGTTTTGCATTTGTACTTGTTACTTCAAGTCCAGGGAACACTTCTCCCCATGTATACTCGTCAGCGTTTGTGACAATATCGTATACTCCATCATAATACATTCGTGTAATGTCTCCGCTGTGTGAATAAAAAAGGTTATATCCGTTTGAGTACCAACCTATAACCGCAGAATGGAAAAACTTTTCGATTGTGGTTTTTCCTGTTCCGGGTGGGAGAGAAATACATAAAATATCATATTTATCATCAATCATGCCTTGTAATGCTTCTATTAAGCCTATTTTGATAAACTGTTTTCTTCTCGGCATATAGAATCTTTCTTTAGGTTCACGTTTCTTTTCTATGTATCTAAAAAAACTGTCAACAACCTTGTTTTGCGCTTCAATCAGTAAAATATCGTAAAACCAATTAATCAGCTCATATTCCGTTTTATTTGCAAACGCATACTTTTCTAAATCCCAAATTGTACCGCCTGTTTTAGTCATGCAGAAGCCCTCTATAAGCTCTTTTGCCCTCTTAGTAAGTTGTAATCCATACTCAACATCTTTCTCTCCGTTTATGGCTACGCTACAAGCGTCTACATAGGCATTAATTACCTGTTCATCTATTCCATTTTTCTCTATGTAATTTTCATATCCATTGATTGTAGAAATAAGGCTCTGACTAGCCATAAGAAAAGCACCTCCACTTTTCAGCAAAGGTGCTTATAGACCTCTGCCTATAACTGTTTTAGGGTAGCGGCTAACTCTATTTGTTAGCCGGTAAAATTTTGTTAGAATAATACGTCATGGACAGCCGGATGTAATTTCTGCACAAGTGCATTATAATCATCAATTACATATCTTGCTGGAATTATATATGCTTTAATGCCATATCTTTCTGCTGTTTCCCTTTCAATGCAGCAGCCACTCCAATCATAGTTCTCCGCAATTCCTATGAACACATCAGCCTGTGCCAGCTTCTTAAGACTTTCACCTAAATACCAGACAGCTTCTTTGCTGTCTTTCGGTGGGTTATCCTCAATGTAGCTGTCGATAAGCTCTAACTCTTCGCCCTCGTATATTTCAGCAATCTTTTTCATCTTCTGAATACTAGCTTTGATTTCTTCCTCTATTCTGTCTCTCATTGGCACACTTACAAATAATTTTTTCATAGCTTCTATCTCCTTTTCTATGTTTTATCAACCTTTAGCTTTCTAAGGTCAGCAGCTACAATCAATCTGTAGCCGGTAATATCACTTAATCAATATCCGCAATGCTTTCTACAAAGCAGTTGTAGTAGATATATCTCTTGCCGTTAAAATCAAACTTGACATATCCACCATCATTTGTATCAATATCAATCTTTCCTTCATATGTTGCAAGTTCTTTACCATCTGCTGTATATACAGTAATTGTTCTCTGCATACCACCATTGATATTACTCTTAAAATCAGTTACGCTTCTTTCCCATTGTGCGGTGCATCCTGTCATTCCTAAGCACAATGTCAATCCTAATACAACTGCTAAAATTTTTTTCTTCATAAAATCTCCCTTCATCGCAAACAATAGTCTGCTTCTTCTAATTTATCTGCTATTCTTGTCATTTCAATCTGTGTCCCGTTTTCGTCTTTTGTACCGACAGTTACATATCTGTTGCTTCCACTTGCCATATCTCCAAGTCTTATTTCTGTTTTATCATCATTAAACTTGTAGCATTTACGCATTTCTTCAATGCAGTTATTCATTTCTGATATTTTCATAAAATCACTTCCTATTCTTTTTGATAATCTCTCTGAATGCATCAAGTATTCCTGTTTCTTCAAGCAAAAACACCGTTCCTGCAATGCATATAGATATCACAAGTGCCACAACCACTATAATCACAATAAAAAGCATAATCGTAAAAGCACTACTCATTCCTTATAAACCTCCTTGTTTCCTCAATTATCTTAGAGTCTCTAGCAAAAGTCATTTCAATATGGCTTTGTGGCAGTCTGCCAAACTTTTCCAAAGCGTATTTTTCTACCGCTTCTCTTGAAATATCTATGCCAAAATCTCTTAATGCTTCTTTAGGTGGTGATTGATGTTCGGATAAGGGATTGTCAATGTTATTCATTTCTCATAAACCTCTCAAAATCTTTCCTACACTTAGGGCATAAATCAAAGGCATTTACCTTTTCATAAGCATATTTTCTAACTAAAAGTCCACTTATTCTATAAACCTTTTTTAGAAACATACTTCTTTCATTTTCGTTTATTTCAGCTCCGCACCTATCGCAAGTGTGCCATTCTTTTTGATGTTTCATTCTTCTACTAACTTTCTACCGCAGATAGGGCAATATGCTATTTTCATTACCATTTCAACATTCATCTCTTTACTGCAACACACTGCAAAGGACGGACATTTATTCAAGTCGCATGTAATTACAGGTTTATTTGACAACTTATCAATCTTAAATTTGCCATAATGTGTTATGATAGGAAATTTTCCCTCGCAAAACTTACACATATCGCACCTCAAATCTTCGTAAATATATCCAAATCATAGTTATCTCTGATATAGTCAACAACTTCCTGTAATTTGCTTTTCACAAATTCATCATTGGCAATATCCGGGTGACAATGCATTGTGCAGCTATCTTTCTTGCCTTGTGCCTTATATTTACGATAATCAAATGTCATTGTAAAAAGTGGTATTTCTGTCAGATTCTTTGTCTTGCGTCTTATCCAGCAATTAACAATTCTCTTAATCATCATTCTTCCCCCATAAATTATCTGGTAATTCCTCGCCGCCATAAATCTTGTTAGCGTATTTCTTAAATGTTGGTACGCTACAGCCTGCTACTCTTGCCGCTTTTACCTGTGAAGCCTGCCCTGATATGTATAAGTTAATTGCTTCATAGAACTTCTCTTTGTTTAGTGGGTGTACGCCCATAGCCATAATAATCACTCCTTTACATCTCTATAAATCTATTTGCCAGTTTGCCAAGATATTCAGCATTGGCAAAATGTGTTATTGAGTAGTTGGTGCTTTCTCTATGTTCTCTGATAAAATGGTCGTTAATCATTCTCTGTAAAACTGTAATGCCCTTATCGTCTGTTTCGTATATAGCGTCAGTGTCGAAATGTCCGTGTTCTGTATCTGTGATAGTTGATAGTACAAAACATACATTCTTTAATGTCTTATCTGTAAGTATTGGGTGTACTTTATGGAAATAGATTTCATATAACTGCATATACATCTTAAATCCATCCTTAACACAATCACATATAGCTGAATTATCTATATCGTCGTCACAGATGTTATTGAACCTATTAACCATATCTTTTTCTTTAAGCAACATTTCATCTCTTGTGACTGCTCTTGCCGTCGGTTTCTCTGAAAACGATGTATGTACCTCTCCATCAATGTTAATTGATGTATTGTCCTTATTAGTAATTTCTGGATTATAATCTCTGTTTATATTCTCTGTAGTAATCTCTGGTAATGGTCTGTCGTTTTGTCCTTCTCGACAGGTCATTCTGTCCTGTCGGTCTGTCATATTGTCTTGTCGATTTGTCATTCTGTCCTCATCGGAATTAAATTTATCCACAAGTTCCTGTAGTTTCTTAGTATTTATTGTGTACCACTTTGTTTTATCAATAGCCAATTTATTGTAATTAGCTGATATAACAATTCCTTTACTTTCAAGCCTTGTGAATGTTCTCTGTATCGTTTTTTCACTCCAATATGGAAAATCATTAGCTTTCCAATCGCTGTATGAGTTATATACCCAATATCTATCGTCAATAAAATTCTTATCAGCCTTTTTATTAATTTCTAGCCAATAATTTAACTGATTAAGTACTATTGCCTCGTTTAAATCACCTAAAACAAGTGCTAAATCAGTATTTATAATAAGCGTCTTTGATTTATCTATAAAAAGTTCCTTAAAATTCATAAATTACCTCCTACAACAGCAATCCTGTGACTATAAATCATTATTTATTGAAATTACAATATCTTTCAACTTTCTGTAATTTCCAATGATTAATTTCAATCATAATTTCGCAAAAAGATTTTATTTCGTCAAAATAATATGTAGTCCCGTTGTTAATATCAATCACAGCCTTTAAAGTTCTGTCATCAATAATTGATTGAATGTACGGATATAATTTGTGATATTTTGTATGTAAATGCTTTGGCAGTAGTAATAAATTATTTATATCGTTATTATTCCTATCAAAATCAATATGATGTACCTCATATTCAACATCAAAATCAATTTTGTAGTAATCCTTGTAATACTGCCTGTAATCAAATTTCTTTCTCATTTTATTTACCTCCACGAATGATAATTTCCACGATTTTAAATATAACAACAAACAGGCAGTCGTGGTCTGCTTTTCGCTTCGTCAAGCTAGTTTGTTGTAAAGGTGAAAGTCAGAATCGAACTGACAATTGCAAATTTGTAGTCTGTTGCCTTACCATTTGGCTATTTCACCATATTGGTGGTTTTTTACTTGGTTATCACCACCCAAGGATTTTTTACTCAGCCGCAAGCGGCTCAATCCAGTTCCCTGTACTAAGTTTAACCGGTATATTGATTAGCACCTGCATTTCTCTAATAAACGCACTAGGGGTGTACTGGCAACATCGCCAATGGGGAAGAGAGGAATCGAACCTCTATTGTTTACCACTTGGGAACAGATTTACAGTCTGCCGCAACACCGCCAATCGTTGCCGCTTCTCCATATCGTTTTAAAAGACTAGCATTGTGAAAATGTTTCGATTAAGGTGGATAGTTGATACTGAAAAACAATGCTAGTCTTAATAGCAGTATAGGCTATGACACCTATAACAGGTCGTGGCAAAGCTTGGATGTCATTCTACCCGTGCAGTTGGGCTCAAAGAAAGTAGCTTCGCTCGCTGTCTATCCATACAGATAACTGCTGCGCTATAGGTATAACTTAATTTTATTTGCGTATTTATAATACGCAAAACCTCACGGACTATCTGACAGTCCTTAACAGCTCTCGCTATGAGGTGAAAGGAGGACTTAATGCTAGTAAACCAATAAGTCCTGTAAAGGCACAAGTGTAATTAAACACTTGAACTACCCCTGTGGGATTTGAACCCACGATACAGGAATCAAAATCCCGTGCCTTGACCACTTGGCTAAGGGGCAATATGCTATTCTTTTGTTTCAAAGAGTACTGCATTTTTATTTGCTGTTTCAAGCTCTGTGAAGTTATCCTTGCCTTTTACAACATTTGGATTGCCATTACAGGCATTACAAGGCTTTTCACAATATAACTTATGTCTATGTTTGCACTGGTAACAGTGCTTATCCTGATTACCCATTATTTATCACCTGCCTGTCTGTGATTAGCTCTGTAAGAATCAAAACCATCCGGATAACGTGCTATAAGTTTATCTATGTTTGTCTGCATTACATCATCAAGACCGAATCCGCAAGCTTCGCAAATCATAGCAACGTACCACATTACATCGCCGCACTCTTTCTTAAGATGCTCTAAGTCTATTCCTTTTTCGTGGAATATGCCTTTTTTAACAAGGTCTGATACTTCGCCAGCTTCACCAGTTAAACCTAAGACACCGTTAAGAAGTCCTGCTATGTCATTTATGTTGCTACACTTAGCATTGTTTTCTGCTAGAGGACTAAGTGGAAGCTTACCAGTTAATTCAGTAATTAATCTATGATGAGCCATTTTATCGTTAGTACGCATAGCCAATTTTTGGTATTTATTGCCATGCATTTATAGCTCCTAACTCTTTTTTATTTTTAAAATTTTTTTGGAATTTATTCAGCCGACTAGCTGATTCTCTGATGTGTTTATTGAATATCTTGTGATTAATTAATATGCGTTTATTATACACCTATCTATCAGATTTGTACAGTAGATTTATTGATTATATTATATGGGTTATTATCAGGACTATATATTAATAAATATAATGGTTATTGTATATAGTTTAATAAATTATTATTGGTTGGTTATGTATATATAAATATATATAATAAGCCTTTTTATCTTTGGGGTTGGAAAAGCGACTTAGTTGGGCGTGCAATGCGTGTATATATAACCCCCACGCCCTGCGTTTGTGTATCTTGCACAACGAAATCAGCCAGAGCGGAGCCATTGCGCGATGAATAATTATCACGCAATCGCTGTTAATCCGCTTGTTCACTAGCTTTGTCGTGCTTTTATCGTTCAAATGTTCTGTTTTATCACTTCGCTAAACTCAACTTTAGCGAAATCATGTTATCGTGAGCCAAACGGCTAGAATCCGCTTGTTTACTGACTTTGCGGGATTTCTTGTGCATCTTGTACAATGGTTTCTTGTTGTGCAATTTAACGAATATTAGAGCCTTGAGCGTTTTCAGATGTGCCGAGCTGTGGAAGGTCTGCGGCTGTTTTAATGGTCTTTGCGGTGCTTTCTCTGCTGACGCCGGGAAGATTCCACGCATAATGTCTGTTAAGTATTGCAAGAATTCCGACCGGATTTTTGTTGCCAGTTGCAAGCTTATTAGATAAACTTTCTTCACGAAAAATGCGCAGTTTTTGCACGATGTCGAAGCCTTTTGTACTTAGTTTTCTCTCATCTGCTCCCCAGTCCATTAATGTATCGTAATTAATACCTGTTAATAAACTATATCCCATTATGCTACATTCTTTATCATATACAGAACATAAATAATAATATATATATAATATATACTCCAATTTATCTAAATCATACATATAAAAATTACTATTCATTATGCAATTAGTATTATTTTTATTAATATTATTATTTAACTTTAATATACTTTTATCACCAAAAACATATTTATTAATATACATTAGAGCAGCATTCCATCTGCTTTGTGGCTCTTTGGTCATATCTTCGATATTGTGTTCTTCGCAAAACTGCGATAAATAAAGTTCTATGTCGTTTTGAAATACTTCGGGCGTGTCTGGTGTCTCCTGTACTTTCTCCATGTGTTCCCCTTTCTGCTGGAGCTGCTCCAACTAATTAATTATTATATATACTAATAACATAAAAATAACCCGATAACTATTATATAACTATCGGGTGTAAATCTTATATATTTAATTATTAGCAATATAATAACACAATAAATATAATTAATCAATAGGCATTAAAAAAGCGATGTATAACAATATACACCGCTTTAATTATATTATTGCTAGAATGGGCATTCTGTGGAGCTGTCGCCGTTATCCTTTGGAGCTGTCGGGGCTTCCAAGCGTTCCAGCTCTGCAAGCACTAATTCATTGACGAATCCGTTAATTGTTAGCCCTTGCGCCTGTATGCGTTCCTTTGTGCCTTTTGGAAGTCTGCAAGTAATACAATCCCAGTTGTTTTTTGCGGCTTCGTTCTGCTTTCTTGCTCTCTCTCTTGCTTTCTCTGCAATTTCTTTATCTGTTTTAATCATATATAAGCACCTCTTTTATATTGTATTTTAATATTGCAATTATAAAATACAATAAATAATTGCTATATGTCAAGTATTAATTATTTCTATTGATATATCAATTTTAAATTGCAATAATTTATTTCGTATTTATTGCAATTAAGTATTGCAATTATAAAAGCAATATGTTATTATAATCATACAAATAAAGAAAGTGAGGACGCAAACATGGATAAACAATACAGACTTGTAACAGAAAGCGGAAAAGTTTTATTAGGTGGCGAGACATACAGCCGCCGAGGAGCTGAAAGCTGGTTTGATGATTTAGGCGGAGTTTATGAAGATGATAAGACAGGAGCAGAGGAAAGAATATATATTGAGGAGGTGTAAACATGGCAGATTATACAAAATTTATGAAATGGGCAGTTATTTATATGATTGATAGAAAAACACAGGATAACCGAAAAAGTAAAGTCGAAGTTGAGGCACTGTTTTCATCAGTTCCACAGGCAGAGGACAATTATATAATCCGAAATCCGGAGCATAAGCGTTATATTCTCAATGTTGATGACTTAGAAGAATTTGAAACAGTCTATAATCAATTCCAAGATTTAAGAGAAAAATATGGAGAATATGCAATCTTTCACATCAAAGACCTTAATTTTAATTGTGATAAGGAAAACAAATGGCGTGAGATATTAAAAGTATATACAAGCATTGACTTTTAGCCGAAATGCTCCGATTTTGGAGCGTCAGCCGTGGGATGGTCGCCGTGGCTCTGATGATGGCAGACCAGAAAGGGAACGATATGACAGTTACAGAAAGAAAGATAAATGTAGAGGATTTAATAAGCTTTGAGGAAATCGCAAAAAAGCATATAGCCGGGGAATATTTAGCGATCGGCAACAATGGGGAAAGTTATCATGCTTCATACGTTCCGAAATATGAGCCATCTGGCGTGATGTTCTTTTGCATTCCGCAAAGCGTTGAAATTTTGGGATATTTAGAAATTGTTTAAGTCGAAACCGCCACTTTTGGCGGTCTGGTGTAGGGTTGCAACCTTACCATTGATGAGACAAGCGCACAATGAAAGGATGGTTGATATTATGAAAACAATTAAACTACAAGGAATACACACACCACAAAAAGCAATTCCGGCGGCAGAATTAAAGCCGGGAATGGTTACAGTTTGGAATTATGGTTACACTTCCACAGTCAAAAGCATAGAGCCAACAAAGAGCGGAAAAAGCGTTAAATGCGTTATTATTTCCGACGAAAGCGGAAACGAACACGCTAGAACAATGCGAGCTGATAGGCTTGTAGCTGTTAAAGAGGAAGAACCAAAAAATCCGATTGACAAGGCACTTGCAAGCAGACAAAGAACATATAAAAGCATCTATTGCGACATCGGCGCAGCCTTAGACACTTTTAACACTTCAGAGCTTGCAGAATATTATATACAGCGTTTCGGCGATAGTGCATTACGATATTTTATTGAGCAGGGAATAATTGCGGCAGAAATTAGCAAAGAAAAAGAAGCAATATAATAGCAAGGTTGGCACGCTTCCGGGGTTCGATTCCCCGGCTTGCTTTTACCCGAAAGGGAATAAATAAAAGAGAGGTAAAAACATTATGAACAGATTAGAAGAAGCAAAAAGGCATTTTTAGAAGTTAGAAGCATTTTGACAGAAAAACATGAAGACTTTGCACTTGCAAAAGCATATAAAAAGCCTTGGAAGTGGTACAGGGAACACACCACGCAAGAAGCTATTAAGATTTTAAGAGCAGAAGCAGAAACAAAAGCAAACTAACCGCCGCAGAGAATGCCAGCCGGACCGATACCGGCGGCGGTTTTTCCTATAAAGGATAATATTAGAATATGGAGGTTAAAAAATATGAGATTTTGCGGACATTTAAAAGACGGCACACAATTATTATTAACAGACGACGAAATAATTAACAATGCACTTGAGCAGGAAAAGCAAGGAATTAAACCGCATTATTGTTTTTATGATTATAAAGAGGAAAAAGCAACAACGCCGCCGGGGTGGCTTATTTGGTCTTTACATGATGGCGGTTGCGGCGTGGTTTATCGCCGCGATGATGGGAAAATGATTATAAATGCAGGAATGCAAGGCGATTTTTGTTATATTTAATTTTAAGGGCGTACAAATTGCGCCCTTTTTGGCTTGCTGTGGTTTGGCTGGTTCAATTCCAGCCGCAAGCATTAAGCATATATTTTTATATGCTTTTCTTTGTGTACCTTGAAAAATTAATATAATAATGCTATGCTTATATATAAGGCTTTTTATGCCTTTTCAGGTGTACAAGTGTACCTAGTCGGGCGGCGTGTGTTCTGGTGGATTCTCCAGAACTGGCGACAGCTTCCACGACTTGCAAGGGCATATAATACCCATTTTATACAATGCATTTAAAAGCGTTTTGAGGCTGTTTTGTTCTGTAGGTTTATAAATCTACGCCGACGCAATAAAACCGCCGTACAGGGCAAATCGCAAAGTCACAAAGTCAAAATAAGCACGAACCGCAGCCGGTCAAGTTTATATAATTCGCTTTAATCTATTAAAGTTTTTCATCAATTTTTCAGGGCAAATTTGAACGAAATCGGGAGCAAAAATTGAAATTCTGTGTAACCGATTTTTGGATTTCAAAATTGCATATGACCGGGGGTTTCAAAAATTTCACATTATATTTTATGAGAAAATTTTTTCAATTTTTAGAGTAAGATTTAAACAAAATCTAAACCAAATTTTGAGATTTTTTAAAAATGAAATTGTGAATACAAAAAGTCAACCCACGGGGGTAAAGAAAAATTTTACCTATATTCCGTGGGTTTTAAATTAGTTTATAAAAATAATTGGCTTATCATCATCAAAAAGATTGCTCACAACTTCTTGCCCTTTATCCACTAAATAACAAGAAACTTTCTGAAATCGCCTAAGACCCTCAATGATTTCGTATTTGTTATTAATTCTATATATAGTTCCTGCAAAATTGCCTTTATTAACAGGAATATAAGATTGCATAGCAAGTGGAGCAGGTACACATTTATCAAGCTCCTTAAGTTCTACAATATCTACTGCTTCAATCTTACATAAATCACCATATTCGCCCAATGATGGATATACCGGCGGATTTAGTAAAGCATGGTATATATCATCTATGTCACTATCATCAGCTTTGATGTATATAGTTGTATATAAATCAACTAGCATTAGATGATATTTAACTGTACTACCCCAGCCGGTATGGCTTCCGTCTGCATAATCTGTTATAACATCCCAACGCTTAAGCATTTCATCGCTAATTTTGTTGAAATTATAGCCACCGTGCCATTCTTTTTGCACCTTAGTATTATAAATTCCTTTGCCAGTAACAAAATAATCTAATTTATGATACCTTTTCCATTGACACATTGAATGAATAAACCCATTAACTGTGCTAAATGGTGGCAAAGGGTAGCAATCTGCACCTTTTGGCGCTGATGGATTATTGAATCTAGCCATTTCTTGATACATTTTTAATCTTACAACTCTCATAATAAAACCTCTAAAATAAAATAAGTTGCACCTATACAAAAATGTATCAATGCAACTTTCCACTATGGTTCTATTAAGGTGAAATGATATATTAATTATCAATTGTTTACATCTATTAAATAATAGCATTTTTAAGCATTACTGTCAATACAACATTTTTCTGTATAAATCAATGCTTTACTTGAATACCGGCATTGACTAAGCTCATATATTAATATTTCCTTTGTCATAGTCGGATTAGTCTTTTGAATTATCTTTAACAACTCATCTATACTCATCATCCCACTCTCCTAGCTGCTCCTAAAACCATATCAACAATGTCAAACACTTCATCTCCATAAGTTGCTACAAAATCGCACAATATCTCTTCTTGTTCAATAGGCAAATACACATCATAGGACATACAGATTGCGTGGCATACTTCGTGTATCAGCACTTTGCGTTGCATAAATCCACGCAAGGCATTTGATAGATAAATTGTATGTGTATTTCTATCGGTTACACCTAGCACAGAAACATTGTCTGACCGCTTTAATTCGCTTGAATTTGAATTTTCATATTGTACTCGCCACATTGTGCCATTAATATTAAAAATCATCTGTATGCTCCTTTCTGAATGAAATAGGCTATGAATATTGCTACTCATAGCCCTTAATCTTAGAATTTTGACATAAGATTATTCATATTATTCTTAATTAAACTCTTTTCTTCGGTTGTTGCGTTATCACTAACTATTTTAATTATTTCGTTAGTGACAGTTTTGATGTATTTATCTAACGCTTTCATCCTTTGTTCTTTATCCTCTGGCGTAGTGCCACTGTGCATTTCCTTAGTTTCTGTATAATTTCTCTTTGCTCTGTCATAGCCGCTTTCGTTCATTGGCTCTGTATAGTACATCTTGCCATAATCTCTATCCATATCCCTCATATGCTCTGCTTCTGGGTACATGTGCATATAAGGCGGTTCTTCATATCCTCTGCGGTATGTTCCTTTACCTTTTGGGGCGAATCTGCCATTAGCATAGCGGTAGTGGTCGTAAAATCTTCTGCCATTTTCTTCGCCATATTCTGTCTTAAGACTTCTTAGGAGCTCTTTGTCGTACTCTTCTTCCTCTTCATCAGCCTTTTTCATAGACTTAACGATAACTGCACGATATTCAGCTTCACATAAATCCTTAATCATATCCACAGCTTCTGACATTTCCTCAACATTTACATTTTCAATGCCCTTATCAAGTTCAGATAGTGTCTTTTCGGTAAGGCACTCAACCATTTTGTGTATTCTTTCAATATGCATAACGTCAAGCCTCCCTTACTGCGATTAAGTTGCTGTTCTGCACCTCAACAGCCTGTGTAGATGTATTCTGCACCGCTACTGTACTGCAGCAGCCACAAGGTACATCAACATATGCTTGTGCTGATACGTTAAATAAATTTTCAACTGCGGCTGGCGTTACAACCATTCGTGTTGACTGCAAAGGCTCTCCATCTACTGCAATGGCAAGTGATATAGCTCCAACTGTACCGCCTGTAGGTATCTGAATGTTTCCGCTATAAGATACTAAAAATCTAGCCTTGCACTGATTTGTAATACCTCTTAACTTGATAATTCCGCTTCCTTGTCTGTGGACTATACATTTAGTTCCGCATACTGGTGTTTCTGTAAATGCAACATCTTCTCCGGCGGCAACTGTTTGTAATGCAATTCCTGTTATTTCCATTATCTTTACCTCTCTTTCATAAAAATAAGGGCAAACATTATAGTCTGCCCTTTGATTATAAGTAATACTGCTTAGCAGACATAATCGAGTTAAACTCAATTAAGATACTCAATTATTCAGTTTTAGCAATTACAGCCGGTATTGCAACCGTATCCATAAGCATAAGCGTTAGGATTAGGCACAACATAAGCTGGAATAGCTGTAGGGTTTACAGAGTTGACAATCTGCTGTGTCTGTGCTGTCATTGCAGTAGTCAGAAGTGCATTCTGTCTATCCTGTGAAGCAGAAAGCTCAAGTTTCTGTACCTTATCTCTCAAATCTGCATTTTCCTTTGTACATAAGTAATCAAGAATAGCTCTTGTTCCTGCCTGCTGGCTGTCAATAATATCTCTTGTGTTGTTACACATTGTATTTTGCAAAGCGCAAGTGTTAGTTGCCATGTTGTAGTTTACGCCCTGGATAGCCTCCCTTGTCTCGCAGCAACAGTTAGCAAGCTGTGCCTGTAAAGCATTGGTATTCTGCATATTAGCGACTGTATCAGCGTTAATAGCCTGCTGTATGCCGTAGCCTGTCTGCATGATATTTGTGTTAATACCATTAAAGCCTGTAAGCATACTATTGTTCATAGCGTAGAATCCATCGCAAAGTCCGTTAGAAATGCCATCTAACTTGCTGATAACTGCGGAATTGTCAAATCCTCTCTGAATATCAGCCTGTGTAGCCGCTGTCGCAACATAGCCACCGCCATTGTTGCCACCAAAACCGCCAAATCCGCCATTGCCCCATCCAAAGAGTAATGCAAATACAACGATTATCCAAAGCCATCCGCCGTCAGCCCATCCGCCGTTATTGCCGTTGCCGTCAATATTAGCAACTAATGGTATGCTGGCACAATTTGAGTTTGAAAACATATTGTTACCTCCTAAAAATATATTCATAAAGATGTCACCTAGGTAGTTTGCAAAGACATCTAATATGCTACTAATTACCAAATCTGCTTTTTATCTGATTAAATACATCATCTGCATTTAACCCCTTTTCCTTGCATAAATTTCTAGCCATCTGCTCTATGCCTTGCATATTGCCCTGCTGCGCCATCTGCATAGTGTTTTTCATCATAGGATTGCTCATAATCTGATTATTTCCCATCATCTGCTGTATGAACTGTTGCGGACCAGCTTTCATCATCTGAAAAATGTTAATTGGGTTCATTCTTCATCACCGCCTTTACTTTGAGTTCTCGAAGTTTTTCTTTGCGTTCCTAAAGATTTATCAAATCTATCTTCTAACTGTCCTATTTTCTCTGATAACTCTTCAAACTTATTTAAGAATAGCTGTGTGCTTTCGTCTGATAGGGTAAATTTAGCGTTTTCTGCATTAGCCATAGAATTTACTGCCTGATTATCTTTTGGGACTGTATAAGGCTTATACACAATTGTCTTAATTGTTCCGTCAGCGTTCCAACCCTTGACATAAATCTCCGACATATCCTGTTTTGGGAAAAAAGCCATTGAGCCATCCATAGGGACCTCGTTAGCATTGATGTTTTCAACCGCCTGTACTACCCTGCCATTAATACCTGCTGTTTGCTGTGGCATAGGTTGCTGATTCATCTGCATAGGCTGTTGTAGGCTTTGTTGATAGTTTTGCAAAAAATTCATTCTATCCGCATATGGATTCTGCATAGACATATAATTATTATTCATCATCGGCACTGTTTGATAAGGACTGTTCATTGTCTGCCTCCTCTAAAACTTCCTCAATTGCGTGGATAACAAGAGATAATGTCACCAGATCAAGTTTCTGCAATTCTTCTTTGCTCAAGATTTTTTCTCTAATTTCATCTGAAAACATTCGCACTACCTCTCTTTCTGACTTAATTTTGGCATAAAAAAAGACGGATTAACCGTCATGTTTCCGACAGTTATCCGCCAAAAAATAAGCAAAAAAATAACGCCATTACGGCGTTTACTAAACTTCTATGATTACTTTCTTGATTACCTCTTTATTTTCCTGCAAAAAGACGATGTTCAAAAAATCTCCTTTCATTCAGTGTTTATGCAGGTTTGCAGTATTTCTTCTCCTTGAAAAAATAGCAGGGGATGAGAGAATCGAACTCCCACCAAAGGTTTTGGAGACCCCTATCATACCATTTGACCAATCCCCTATCTTTAAGGAGAAGGATTGTTCCTTCAAAACTGCACATTAAATATATCATACCATATATGTCTTTGCAAATACTTTTTCATCCGATTACTCTTAAGAATAACTCTCTTTGTTCTATCCAAACCGTCTTAACCTTTTCTCTTGG